ACGGATCACTTGGAAGAACGTTTGATTACATCCCGTGCCCAGAGCACGCCACCGACTAGAGCAGCCGGTGGGAATGCAAGGGCACTAACACCAATAAGACCAAGAGTTGCAACATCTGCAAGACGTTGCTTCTCCTTGTCAGTCAGTGGTGTATTGGGGTTGACCTTACGGTTAGACATGGTTAGTCAGGCAGTAGTGGTCAGTGTTTTGAAGTAAGACCGAGCACGATCGACTGGCATCGATGTGCTCTGATCATTGAACTTCACGCCTTTGAACGCACGCTTGGTAACGTACGCAATGTCTTCCTCCGAGTTGATAACAAACTCGAAGTAGAACTTGTCAGTGACAAAAGCAAGTGTTTGCATTTGATTAGATGTGATATGGACTGAGCAGTTTAGAGACATGCTCAGGTCTTGGTTGTTGGCTGTTATTCAGTAGGTCAGAAGACGCCACTGATAGACAGCCCTGGATTGTTGAACCAGAAGTCAGGAAGCTCCTGTTCGGTAACTGTCTCAACCTGGTAACTACTCTCAGCATCCATCGCACCTGCCTCAGAGGCAGCTGCTTCAGCATCGGAGTAATCAACCCAGACTGAAACAGTTTCACAGTCGCAAGTAACTACAAAGAGTTGCATTTGATTAAATCAATTAGGATTGGTTGGTTGTTGGCTGTCTTTTCCACAAGTAAACATAGGTTTCTCCACAAGCTGTGGATAACTAACTGTATTACTTGGAAAAAAGCAGCGATAATAGCACACCTAAATGTGCGCGAAAGTGTAGAAAATCGAGTGAATTGTGTCGATTTACTCACATTTCCTAAGAAATCTTAAGTAAATCTCCATATTCTCTCTGTCTTCACTGCGTACTTCCTCCTATATAAACGCGGCTGTTATTTTTTTTCTCTACGCATTACCAGTCGGAAGGTACTTGTGAGAAGTGTCAGGAAAATCAAAACTATTTTGAGGTAAAAACTCGGGCTTACCTCCGGCCACAAAAAAAGAGCCCTGGTGGACCCGGTACATATACTTAGTGCTTACTTTGATATTTTAAAAAATAAAAAAATTATAAAAAATATTATGAAAATAAAAATTTTCAGCAAAAAATAACTGGGAATTCCCCAGTTACCCCAAATGTTTTACCCAAATTATCAGCTGACATTTGCTTTGTATGCCGCCGCTGCTTCAGCTGCGCGGCCCATCTTTCCGTAATCGGGAAGCTCTGCAGCTTTAGCGCGTTTAGCTCCGTTCAGAAAAGTTTGAACTTCTAAAGGTGAACTACCTTTTGCTTCCATCGCAGACACTTCATCCTGGATTAGAAGATCTGCAGCTTCCCGCATCTCTCGATTCGGACTTTCCATCCCTATTACTCGGGCATTTCTATAAATATAGTTTAATTGCAAGAAATTTTACCCGCTAAAATATAAATATCTAAAAATAATTGTTGATAATAGGGCGATCATGCTAAATCCTACCGATTACGCTGCATATAGTCGGGCAACTGGGCGTCCTTACCCTGAAAACGAAGAAGAACGCGCCCAAATGTACGGTGAAGTCCGTAATTTTCGGAATAACCAGTTAAGAAACCAAGATGAAAACAATATTGGAGAGAATATTGCAGTTGGTGCCCTTGGTTTAGGCGCATTAGCTCTTGGATCAGCTGCAGGACGTAAAGCTATTGCCCAACGTCAGGCTCAACGCCGTTCGACAGGTGGTGGTGGCCGCCGTGGTGGGGTTGGTTTCCAAGATAACCCTCCTGCTACCCCTAAAGATCCCAGTGGTGGTGGGGGACCTGGCGGAATCTTAGCTGATTTGCCAAGTGTTACTCGCCGTGGTGCATATGACCGGGCAGCAGCCGCCGCTCCTGACCCTGGTGTAGGTAAAGATGTTCAGTATCGGAACCCAGGCAGTGGTGGTACTGATCTTTCGATGTTAATTGTCGATGAAGATACAGGAGAAATTTATCGTCGAGGTGGTGGACAATCAATCCGTTCGCAACAAGCGCGACAAGCAATCAAAGATGTTAACAATCGTGTTGATCAACTTTTAGCTGATGTCAGTGTTGGTGAAGCAGGTGAAATGTTGGCAGGACCAGAGGTTGCTGCTGAAACACGGCAGATGATGGGTACTGAATCCAGTCGTCAGTCAGCTGCAGTCCGTCGCCAAGAAAAACAAGAAGAGAACCTGGCAAAAAATATATTATCCGAATTAGCGGATGAAACTCCCACTCTTACTGAGGCTTACGAAGAGTTTGGTGAGCCTGCAGCACGCGTACAGAATATTGATGCTTTAAATACAGCTGCGGATCAAGCTGCAGCACCTATTGAACGTGAACTTCAACGTAATGAAGACGTTGATGTTGGGATGGCTCAACGTTTTCTTAATAACAAACGTGAAAAACTTGAGGGTCAAGGTTTATCTCCTACTCGTGTTGAACGAGTGCTTGCTTCTGATCCGGCTACTGCAGAAGCAGCTGAGCTGTATGCCAGCACTGGTGATGAGTCGGTTTTATCTCGTTTCTCTGAACAACCTGCGTCTCCTGTTGCGGTTAAGGCTAAGGGCTCTTCTCGTTTAGAAGAAATTCCCACTAAAGAGCTTTATCGCAAAGCACCTTTTGGTGAGTTCGTGGATGATCTTGAAGGTAAAGATATTGAATTAACAAATCGCATTTCATCTTTAGGTGCAGAACAACAAGAACTTGTAGGACGCCGTAAGCAGCTGGAAGAAGATTCACTGATGATCCGTTCTGCAATGGATCGTGAAAAGCCTGGTCAAGATTCGTATAGTCAGATTTATGGCAAGATGCAATACGAAATGCAAAATATGCCTGACCCTGAAAGTCTGAATGTTGATATTGGTGATGCAATGGCAGAGCGTGAAAATGTCCGCGCTCAGCTTAAAGGTTTGAAAGAAGTGGGACCTCAGCAATTTTTAGCTGATGTCACTGAAGGTTTGAGGGTAGGTTATCAAGTCGATCCTAAAACTGAACAGGTTATTCCTGGCACTGAACAAACACGTTCTTATCTCAAACCTATCGAGCAAACTAAAGCAGGTGGTGGACGTCGAGTTGCTGAATTTACTGCTGGACAACGTGAACCGGATGTTGTTCGTAAGGTTGGTGGTGTAAGGATGCGTAATTACGATGAGGCTGGTAATCAACGTACTGCTTTTGAAGGAGATCGTACTGTCCAAGCTAAAAAGACTGTTTATGGATTACAGACTCCTGATGAAGTAATTAGCGAAGGTTTACGTCCTAGTCGTATTCCAGAATCTTCTGTTGTGGAAGAAGGCTTACGTCAGTCTGTTGCAGCGCCAGAAGGAGATGTTCCGATTCCGCCTCCGGAGGAAGTCTTATTTATTCGTGAAAAACCACAACGTAGTCAAGATCCGCTTAAAGCATCAGAAGCAATAAGGCGAGCTAGAATCGAGGGTGATCGTCGTGATCCTCAAGCAATACTTCGTGCGATGGGTTTTGGAGTCTAAATTATGACGGACAAAAAAAAGAAGGATGGCAAGTGGATCCAAAAAGCTGACATCAAAGAGGGATCCTTTACTAGAAAAGCCAAAAAGAAAGGGATTACGTCTGCACAACTTCAAGCAAACGTGGAAAAGAATCCCGAAAAGTACGATGAAAAAACAAGAAAGCAAGCGCAGCTTCGGGAGACTCTTGTAAAATTAAATAAGAAGAAAAAGGCTAAGAAGTAATGCCACGGGACCCCAGGCTTTCAGATCCTTCTCAGTATATTTCTGAAGTTGATCGAAAGTTTCATAAGAAGAAAAAAATTAACTATCAGGAGGCTTTCAAGAGTAAGCCAACTGAAGCACCGTTTACTGCGGGCGGAAGATTTGAAGCATCTGATTTACGCAATAAATTACAAGCTAAAAAACTAACGCAGAACCCACGGCTTAACTTTGTTGGTGGTGATCCAACTGAGTTTCAGTTGTTTACTGGTCTTCCACGGTTTGATACTAATCGACAAGAGTTATATAACTTTGAAATAGGCAAACCAAATACAGTTGCGGATTTTCGTACATATCCAGAGTACAACCCAATGTGGGAAGAGATGTACCGAGTTAGCCCAACTGTAAATCCTGGTGAAACTGCTAAGAACCCAATGCCTAGTGTGAATAATCCTGATCCTAATAACTTTATTATGATGGCTCAGCAGAGTAGAGCCGAGAATGAAATGGAAGATAATAAGACTGTTGCTCAGATTATCAACGCATAGAATAGTTAAATATTAGGCAATATCATGGTACTTGGACCTGTAACAAGATTAGCTGGTAGGTTGCTTGGTCCTAAAGCTTTGCGTGCTTTAGGTGGCGCTAAAGGATTACGAGGTATTGCCGGTGAGGCTGCATTAAGTGGTGCAATCAATACGGGAGCTAATCTTGCTTTTGGCATGGATCCAATGGAGGCACTCGCGTATGGCAGTGCTGACGCTCTTGCTTCTGGTGCTAGCCTTGGCCTTGTTCGCGGTCTTCGTCCAAAGGGTTATCGGACTGTAACTCAAAGAGGTAAAGATGGTCAGAAAGTTACTACCCGAGAACGTGTCCGTTCAAGGTTAGAGACACCAGTTAACGTTGCCGCTTCAGTTGCATCTTCTATTCCTGTTATGGCATTAACAGGTGGAGTTAATCCTCAAGGCATTCAAGGTTCGCAACAAGCACAAATTCTTCAACAGCAAGAACAACGTGCAGCAGTCAATAATGATGCCCAGCTTTTAGCTGGTGCCTATTTACCTTATACCAACTTCCAAAACCTTGGGATGCCGTCAAGTCGTGCAATGCTTGAACAGGCAATGAATGATAGTGGACCAGGTTTTGATATGGCTGGTTACGAAAAAGGCATGCAACAAATTCTGGGACTTTAATCATGGGATATAGAGCGGATTACTTAAAAGGTTGGCAGAAAGCTGTTAGCCAAATGGGCACGAAAGATCGTGGTCATAGCGTGCTTCCAATTACAGAAGACGCAAGAAAGTTTTACAGAGGCTTAAAAAAAGAGGGAGTTGGTTTGGAAACACCTGTGCAATTAGCAGGTGCTGTTGGTGCAAGGTTGCTAACTGATGTTGGTACAGACGCAACCCGTCATTTGTATTGGAGGTACAACCATCCAATGGCTATTGCTGATAAAGCAGCAGAGCAAATCATTGGAGATCGGTATTTAAACTACACACCAACACAACGTAGTGCTATTAATTTAGCTGCTATTGGTGTACCAGTTAGTGCTTCATTGGGAACGTTTGATCCAACGAACATCGCTGAATTAGGTAGGCCAAAAGGTTTTGCTCAGTCTTATGCAGAACAAGGTTCAGAAGATCGTCGTCAAACGGGACAAGTTGCTCCTGAATTAATTGATCGTTTTGTTCTTGGTCGTCAAGGACGTCCTTTGAAGTTTGAAACAGCTAAGCAAGATATTCCAGACCTTACTAAAGAACGTTATGCAAACTATATGAATTATTTGTATAACGAAAAAGGTCCTTTAGGTGTCGGTGTTATCAAGGGCACCATGGAAAACTTACAAGGTGAACCGGAAGCTCGTATTGTTGGATTCCCAGTAGGTTTACAGGCAGCAGGTGCATTAGCTGGTGGTGCAACTGCATTACGTCTTGCAGGTAATCGCACAACGCCAGAAACTATTCCGGGTGGTATTGGTCCTAAACAACCAAGGACGGTACGTACTGAAGATGTATCTGAAAGTGTTTCTGGTAAGCGTCCTGTAGATAAAACTGTTTATCGAGAAGGAGATAAGAGAGTGCGTATGGGTCGAGGAGTTGGTGATCGCACTGGCACACGCACTGACTATGTTGGACCGCGTACCCGTACTGCTTTAGCTTATGGTGCTGCAGGCGCTTTGACCGGAGCACTTGCTGGTAAGTTAGCCAATCGAATGATTGCATCTGCCGGTCAATCAGACTTACCAACAACAGAAGAGTATGGCATCTCAAGGTATTAGTTGAGATAGAATTTAAATATAAAAGTATTCGTAGAAAACAAAATGGCGAGTGAACGTATTCCACAAGGTGGTGCTTTAACTGTATTTAGACCTGAACTCGCTGCACAAGGTTTTTATCGTGATCCTGCAGCTACTGGTAAATATTATGCAGGCGCAGCGCAGCAAAGTTTTCAGAATCTGCAATCAAACATGGGGCAAAAAGTTGCCCAGGCTCAGCAGAGTGCATTATTTCCTCGTAGTGCTCTTTTAGGTGGCGCATTGATGGCAACTCCTGGTCTTCTCAGTGCTGCAGAATCTGCAAGCGAAGGGCGTACGTTAGAAGCAGGTGTTACTGCTGCAGGTACTCTTGGTAGCGCTGCTGTTGCTTCACAGCTGTTAAAGGGGCCTCTTCCAGCTAAGGTTGCAGGTGCTGTTATTGGTCTTGGCGGTGGTCTTCTTTCAGGTGGCCTTGGTTCAATGTTAGAACGTCAGAAAGCATCTGACACAGGACAACCGATTGCTGGACAAGAAGGAAGCTCTTCTGAGATGCGTGGACGTCGTAAGAAAGATGCTGAAACTGATCTTGCAATTTATAACCAAGCAATGAGCGCACAAACCCAGCAACTTCTGCAGTTGACGGGTGCCATGAATGATCAAGAGATCACGATGATGCAACGGACAATGCCGATGATTAATCAGATGAAGAATCAAGAGCTTGCTCGTAACCAAGCTTTGATGAACACCATGACGAATAACTATTCTCGTCTTGGCATGCTGGCTACCGCTGGCAAGTTAGCAACCGGCGCACAAGCTGAGCGTGGTGCAACTTTACGTACTGCGTTATCCACCAATCCTTATGCCGGTGCAATCATGCAGGCTCCTAATATTAGCTTCTGATCATGTTTGAAAATTTTGATGCTGCTTCTTTAATGCAGCAAGCACCAGCTAATTTTCTTTCTCCAGAAACAATGGCTTCGATGCCATCGTTTTCAAGTGCAGGCCCTAGCTTTGGTGGGACGCTGAATGATCTAATGCCTATGGGACAAGGGTTCCAGGGTTATAGCAATCCGAATCTGGCTGGTAGCTGGATGAACATGCTTCAGCCCACCTTCCGGTATGGGCAAGGCGGTGTGATGAGTCAGCCTGATAACAGCGGTAGTTTAACGGGTGCTACAACTACGTTAGCTCCATCAGCTGAACAACCTAAAGGCTTATCTGCTTTCGAAATGTTCCTTCAGGGTCCTCTTCCTGAAGGTGTAGATCCAACGCAGGCATATAACTTGAGGGGTATGGGAGCCCTTATCCAGGATGCGAATAGCAATTGGAAAGAGCAAGCTGAGTACTTCTTTGATAAGCGAAAAGAAGAAGCAGAACGTGCAAATAGAATGGGCCAATGGAACAATGTTCTTGCTGCTGGTTTAAAACTTCCTGACAAGATTAGTGACGCTTTTGCACGTCGCAATATGTATCTTGGCGATATGCTTCGTAGTCAAGCAGATGCAGCGCGTGAGCAAGCTGCTGGTATTCGTCAGTCGATAGCTTCAATGCCTGGTGCGCCTGCTCGTAATTACATTAGGATTTGATCAGGCTGAGTTAATATAGAAACATGGTTATCAGCACTAAATAATATGATTGTCATTACACCGGCACTAGCCGCAGCTGGTATCGGACTTGCTAACACGGGTCTCAGTCTGTTCGGTCAAAGCAGACAGCGTCAAGGCGCTGCTGATGCAATGGATTTCCAGAAAGGAATGCTGGAATATCAAACTGAGCAAGGTGCTGATCAATTAGCAGCTCAATTTGGCATGGGTCAAATGGCTGCTGATGCCGATTACAATCGTCAGTTAGCTGGTTCTATTGACTCACTTAACTTGATGAATAGTGCCCCTTACATTAATAATATGACTCGTACTGCAGGCTTCCAACTTGCAGGCCGTGGGATGGCACCTGATCAAGTCTCCCGGTTCACTCAAATGTTTGGAGGCAGCTGATCATGATCTTTGGACTATTTGGTGGTGGCAGTAAAAGTAGTACACCTGATGCGCCTGATTATGACACTCCTGATGAGTTAAAGCCGTTCTTAAAGTATTCCAGCACGGCCACCATGGAGGATGGTCCAGAAGCTGCTAGTTACGTTGATAATCTTATCAATGCTGTTGAACAAGGTAATTTAGACCAGCCCACAGGGATGGCTCTAATCAACTCTCGTTTAAAGAGCAATAGTTCCTTCTACGGTTCTGATCGCTTTGGTGATTTTTTAAATTATCGTCTTCCCAATGAAAATCAAGATGAGATCATTCAAGGTGCAGCAAATACTGTTTTTTATCGTGATTTAGATTCAGGTGATTTAAGTGCGTATAAAGAACTTGCAAGGTCAATGGGTAAAACTAATAGCCCTGCTGAGTTAAGTAATTTTATTCAGACGAGAATGGCTGGTACGCTTGAAGGACAAAACAAATATAAAGACGATACTAGACGAGCAATGGAAGCCTATTACGGCATGTCGCACCGTGATGACAAAGGTAACTTAACTGGTGGATATGGTGTGTTTGGTACAGGGGATGAATCAGTTAAAATGGTAGAGCAAGCAAATAAAGAAATGGGTTTCTTAAAAAATTATTCCAAGAAAAAAATGAAGGCTAAATAAAATGGGAATCAAAGCGAGTGATTACAAAGATTATTGGATGGGGAAAACATCAGATAATCCCAAGAAGCATTTTAAAAATTTTGAAGACTTTAAACAAGTTGCCCTTAGCACCACCAAACCTTCTGCGGTTAACTCATATACACAACAGAAAATCATCAACAAGTGGTTGATGGATGATAGTGAATATAAAGGTGATAAGAAAAAAGACAGTGATAGTAGTAGTAGCAGCGAAAAAAGTTACAGCTGGGGTTCTTCGGGTTCCGGTGGAGGTGGAAAGGGTTATGGGGAAGGAGGAGGAGGAGGAGGAAAAACTTCAGGTATTGCGGATCAAGGCTTAACTGATTACGGTGAATACGGCAGCATGACACCGGCTGCCTTTGATCTTTTCAAAGAAATTAAACTTCGTAAACTTGACGGCAAAAATGCTAGAAGGCTTCAAGGCATTATTAATGCAGGTAAAACAGAAGTAGCTGCTATTCAACGTGATGCTTCTATTTACGGCAGTTTAGTTAGTGGGTTCTGGTAAATAAAAGATCTTTTAAATAACACACGCTAGTCGCTGTTATACTTAATTTAAAGCTGAGACGTAAAAATGGCATTACCCGCAGTAACAGATCCGTTTGATGAAGATAAGAAAGAAGGTCAGGATGAAGTGACGACTCAGGAGGCTACTGAAAAAGCCACTGAAGAAGACACGACACCTAAAAGTACCGTAGAAGATACTTATAAGGATGATGATTGGTTTGATGCAGATAAATACAAACAAGCTGCACAAATTGCTTATGATTTCTCTATTGGTAAGATGAGGGAAGCAGGTGACCAAGAACGGCAAACTGCTTCCCAGCAACAAGCCTTCCGAGAAAAAGATGAAGAAAGAGACTACAAACAATCTCAGAAAGGATATCGATTCTGATATCAACGTCAAAACGTTTCAGCATTGGCTAGATAATTTAGATAGTGCATCGAGAGAATCTTTTAATGCTTTTGCAGAAGATACTTTCTCTCCCATTCAAGTTTATTTATATGCCAAATTTATTGGATATGATGGCAGCATTATTTGTGTTGATGACTGGGTAAATGCTGTTTACCCTAAACCAAATCATTTGAAAGTTCTCTTGCATGAAATCAATGAGATGCAAGAAGACATTCGTAAACTTAGAGAAGACATTGAAAACTTTGCAGTTAAACGTGATGCTGGTGTAGCACGTATTGCTCAAATGCAAAAAGAACTACGAGGCACAATTGCTCAAGTAGATTCTTTTGTATCGTCTAAAGATAGAAAAGGTTTATTACTCGCAGGCGCTGATCGCGCTCTGCGTGAACTAACTTCTGTATTTAAAGATGATCCTATTGAAGGTCCTTTATCTGAAGCAGGAATGTCTATATGGGCTAAAATACAATTTGAGGAATAATTCCTAAAAGTAAATGTTTAATCAAGATACTCCAGAAGCCATGAACCAGCAGCTGGAAGAAAATCGTGAAAGCGATGCTTTTCAAAAGCTGTTGGATAAAACAGGTAGACAGTTAGCGGAACAAGAAGAAGCAGAGATTGAAGGCATGGATATGCTGAATGCTCTGCCAGGTGGTTTAGATAACTTTAATATCTGATTGTTATGGCTAAGAAAAAAATGCCACCGCAACTTGTAGAGTATTTCAAAAAGAAAAACTCTAAAGACAAAGGTGGGGAAGAAAATGATAAAGGTAAAAAAGCAGAAGAGATGGCTGAGAAAGGTTTGAAATCTGCTAAAGCTGCTAAGAAACATAAAGATAAAAAATAGAGTACTATTTATCTAGTACCTGTTATATAACGTGTCTTCTCATCTGCATCTTGCGTATCGGCGTAATGCTAAAGCTGCTGCTGCAAATCACCGTTTACGTAAGTCAGATCAAGAAGAGTTATTTGAAAAAGCAAGAAATGATTTCGGTTTTTTCTGCGAGTATGTAGCTGATAAACCTCCAGCAGAACACCATAAAGACTGGCATCGTCAGTTAGTTACAAACGAAGATAGTTCTTGTCTCTCGAAGATTGCAGGACCCAATATTGATTTACTTGGTCCCAGGGGATCGGCTAAATCTACTGTCCTTGGTTTATATACAGCATGGGCAATTGGTGTCCATACAACATTAAAGAAGCCACTGCAGATCTTGTATCTTAGTTATACGGTTGATATTGCACGTTCTAAGTCTGCAACGATTAAACGGATTATTGAGTCAAAGAAATTTCAAAACGTATTTCCAACAGTAAAACTTCTAAAGAATGTAACCAGTAATGAGTACTGGTCCATCGATCATAAGTTTGCAGGTATTGATACCACTGGTGAAGAACAGTTTACTTTATGTGCTGCAGGTCTTAAAGGTTCGGTGACCAGTAAACGATCTCACCTTGTGATAATTGATGACCCGGTGAAATCTGCCGCAGATATTGGCAACCCAGACATCCGCAAGATGATGCAGGACAACTGGAATGCTGTGATTGCACCGACGATGTTCGAAGGGGGCCGTGCGATTTGCCTGGGGACACGATTCCGTCATGATGATATTCATGCAACAACGTTCTGCCCACAGAATAATTGGACGCAGATCGTCCTATCAGCGATCTTAAATAACCCGGAGACAGGCGAAGAAGAGTCATACTGGCCCGACATGTGGAGCCTAGACTACCTCAAGGAGAAGAAGAGGCAAGCCCCCATTGCTTTCTCCTTCCAGTACATGAACCAAATTGTCAGGCAGAACGAGCTGTCTTTGGCACCTGAGTTACTGGTTAAGGCTGAAATTGCCACAGAGTTTGATTGCCTTGGTGTAGGGGTTGACTTATCAGCAGGTGTTAAAGAAAAGAATGACTATACCGTTATGGTTTTAGGTGGACGCATTGGAGACAAGATTCATATTATTGATTACAGGCGTTTGCGTGTGATGGGTAACTTGGAAAAATTAGATGCAATGAAAGAACTGCTTAATGATTGGTCAGTTATTGGCCGTCAAGATGACGGCCTATATTTTCCAACTTATTCAACGTGTGACATCTGGTCAGAAGCTGTGCAATATCAGGCATCTTTAGAAGCAGACTTTAAACGTGTTTGTCTCCAACAAGAAAATCTATATAACTTGATTTGGCATCCTGTAAAAGGTTTCCGTTCAGATAAGCTTGCACGTTTCCGTGGCATTATGGGAATGTTTGAAGATCGCAAGATTGTATTTAATCGGTATCGTAATTTTACAAATATGTTTGAAGAGCTAACTAACTTTGGTGTTAGTTCTCATGACGACTGTGTAGATGCTTTAGTGTGGCTTGTTAATGGTTTAATGAAGCGTGGAAAACTTCAAGTAGACTTTTAATACGACAAGAATTTTAATCAAATACTCATATAACGATGGAGCAACTCATCGCCTTAGGTATTGCAACGGTTACAGGTGGTGGTTGGTTTACTGCCAAAGTATTCGGAAGGATGAGAGCATTAGAAGATCGCATTGATCGAATGCCTCTTGAGTATGTTTTAAAGCAGGATTATATTCGTGAGATGGAAAAAATGAATAGCGAATTTCACGGAATTAACACTAAGCTTGATAAACTTGTGGAAAGATTACTTTCCAAATGAGCTACTACGTTGAGTTAGAAGAAGATCAAAGCGGCGATTTAATTATGAATATACCCGAAGAGGTAATTGAAACTCTTGGCTGGCAAATGGGAGATTTGTTGACTTGGGATTTAAAAGGTGATGGTATTGTTCTTCAACGGTTAAATGGAGACGGAGGTTACGAACCGTTAGAATAATAAAAAGCTTTATTTGATATGTTAGGCGGAATTGCAGGTAGTGCTCTTGGCGGTGGCGGTAGTCTTGGCCCCATGTCTCCATCTGTACAAGGTGGTTTTATTGGTAACGCCGGAGGTTTAGCTGCTAAGTATCCCTTGGGCCTTGCTGGTGAAATTGGTGATATCAATGAAGATATTATCAAGCAATTAAAATTAGGCACTTCTATGGGTTTAGCGGGCTCTGTTGCAGCTAATGCTTTTGGTGGAGGTACTCAAATGGGTAATGCCGGTGGTTTAGGTTTAGGTGCTGCTGGTGCTGCTGGTAATTTTATTGATCCGATGACTATTAAAAAAGTCTTCTGATGAGAATCAATACTCCCGATTTCCAAGAGTTATTAAATATGCATCGCCAAATGGGAGCGATTGCAGATCAACGTGCTCTTGGAAAAATGAGGGAGGATGCAGAGATTCGTAACAGTGCAAATGCACAGTTAAGTCGTTTTCAGATGCTTGAAAATGTCCGGGATGAAAGTCAAGTATCTCGTCTGCCAAGTCTCTTAGGTCAGTTTGGAGGAGCTGCTGCTTTCCCTCCAGGAAACATCCCAGCTTTTAATCCGCCAGTCCGATGAACCCTTTTAATTTTTTAGATAATTTTGTTGAAGAGAAGTTGCCATATTTACGAGAATATGGCAATGCTTTATTGAGTCCTTTTTCTCCGCAAGGTTTAAGGGCACAACCTTTAGGTGGGTCAGGTCTTTTCGGACAAAACCCAGATGGGACGCCTAGGAGTATGGGAGATGCCTTGGAATATATTGGTAGTAGAGCACAACAACGTAACGCCGCTATTGAAGAAGCAAGGCGTCGAGGAGGATTGTAATGGCTAATAGTTTAGTAGCACAACGTAAGTTTAATCCTAGTACTGACGTAATGGATGAGATACCTAGGACTTATTATCCTGGGCGTGGATTTTTAACTGATCAAGAAGCTTATCCTACAGATCTATACGGTAACCCTGATATGCCTGTCTTAGCAGGAGGCTATATGGGTTTATTTGCACAGGGTTTACCTTTTGGAGAACAAGGTCCAGCTCAAGGACCTAATTCACCAATTCGTTTTTACGAGGACTTTGGTCAATACATGCCGTATGGTCCAGCTGGTGGTGGCTTACCTCCTACACCAATGCCTGATCTTGCTCAGATGCCTCGGTTTATCCGAGGTGGATCTGCGCCCCGTGGTGTAATTATGAAAGCACCTCATATTGATTCACCCTTTATGGATGAACGTATTAAACGTGGTTTTGTTCCAATGACGCCGCCTCCTGCCCGAGGTGGTGGTCCTCAGTTACCAGGATTTGTCTAATGGCACAAGACGATTCAAAATATACAAAACCAGGTCTACGCGAATCAATTAAAAAGCGTATTACAGCTGGTAGTAAAGGTGGCAAACCTGGTCAGTGGTCTGCGCGTAAAGCACAGATGGTTGCTGCTGAATACAAAAAGAAAGGCGGTGGCTATAAAGGTGGTGAAGGCAAGAAACAAAAAGATCTTAAGAAGTGGGGCAAAGAGGATTGGCAAACTAAAGATCAATATGAAAAAGGTAAAAAAGCAGCTAAAGCAGCTAAACGTTCTAAAAGTAAAAGCTAATGAAAAAAGAAATTAACGATCTAAAAAAAATCCAAAAACAATTGCGTGGGAGTGCCAAAATGCATGCCGAACAAGCAGATAAGATCGAAGGTGTAATTAAGATTGCAGGAAAATATATGGATAAATGATTGCAGTTTTACTAGCTTGGTCTTTGAGTTGTTCCCAGTATCATGGAGCTATAGATCGTTTGTATGCTGATCCGTTCTTTCAAAAACCAGAGCAAGCACAAGAACGTAGAAACTTACATGAATTCTTTAAATCAAAAACTTGGCCTGAGTGTTTAGAAACGGAGAGTTAACATGGCATTAGCAGGAAGACTTGCCCCTGTTTTTTATGGTGATAGTATTGCTGTAGGTTATGGAAAAGATGCGCCAGGAAGAAGACGTGAAGGGGCTTCTCCTTATGAAATCCTTGGTTACTTACAACAAGATTTAGCAAATAACCCTACAGCATTTCAAAACAAATTAGTCAATTTATCCACAGGTGTTAGTAATAATCCATACGATTTTGATTCCATTGAAAAGCAATTAGAGTTGCTAAGAGGAGCTGGAGCCACAGTTAATATTCTGGGTGCATCAAAACAAAGGTATAGCGGTGAAAATAAGCAGCTAGCTGGTTTAGCCCGTAATCTTGGTTTTAATTTCTTAGGCGGTTTTGATGCAGGTCCAGATCAAGTGCATCCGTTAAGTTACGCTTCCTATAATGGATTAACTCTGAATCAACCTAGTTCTGTAGTATCAAATACTCCTGTAGTTACGGGAGATAATTTCCAAACCGTTCTTGCAAAAAAAGATGGTGTCATGGGAACACTAAATAAAGGTACTAATGAATTTACCGAACGTCAGTGGACACCAGAAGAAGCTGATCGTTACGTGCATTATTTAAATTTAAAGTAAATGGTAGATAAAGCAATTCAAAAAGACGGTACAACCAAGCGTTACCTTCCCAAAAAAGCATGGGCCAAGCTTTCTAAAAAAGAAAGGGAAGATACTGATCGCAAAAAACGAGAAGGTTCTCGTAAAGGAAAGCAGTTTGTAGCTAATACTGAGAAAGCAAAGAAAGCTGGTAAAGCTGCTAGGATGTATAAATCAAAGACTGGTAAATAATGGCTGAAACAACTGCCCGTCTCCAAGAAATTATTAATGCGTACATCGAACGGGATGGTAGTCAGTACGTAGATACTGGTATTGTTGCAGGCCATATCGCACAGATGAAACTGTTTGGCATTCGCCAAGGAGTTGAATTCTTTCCATCACAAGATAACTTTGGTAATCAACGCAAAGATTTTATCGATAAAGTTGTAAAGTACAACAAATTAGATACACGCCTTGATTCAATCTGGGATTACTTTCTTTGCGATGGCAAAGGACTCTTTTATATTCGACCTACAAAAAGTAATTATCGACTCTATTATTTCCGTAGTCACGAGTATCGTAGTTATTATAACGTCGATGGTGAACTAGAAGAAGTCGTCATCATCTATAGCTACAAAATAAAAACTAATAAGGGTGGTATTTATCAAGACATTGGTCTTGGTGGCATTGATACTCCAGCGGCGCAGGCTCAAGCTGGAATGGTGAATGAAACACCAGGGCAAAAACGTTATATTCGTTTGTCAATTAAACAAGACACTATTGAAGAAACTCATTCAGAAGGTGAATTATCTTTTGATAACGTCAACGTAATGACGCCAGGGAGAACTAAGACTTTCCCTAACGAACTTCAATTTATTCCTTGTGTTGAGATTTTCAATAATCCTAAGGGCTTCTCGATGGAGGGAAGTGGTGAATTTGATCAGTTAGCACAACACATTATTACGCACGATGACTTAGTGCGGAACATGAAGAAGAACTTACAGTTCTTTGGTAACCCCACACTGTTATCTTCTCGTCCCAAAACTGATTTAATGGAACCAGGGAATGACTCTGGTCCCCAGCGTCCTTCAATTGCGGCTAACTCTGGTTTCCAGAGCATGTCTCCTATGTCACGCTCGACCTTTAAACAAGATCCCATTACTCGTGGGGTCGATGGTCAAATGCGTGTTCCTAGGGTTATTGCAAACTTAGAACCGAATGATCGAGTTGGTTATATTGTTCCTGATGCAATCTCTGGTGATCAGAATGCATTTGTGCGGCAATACCGAGAAGAAATCCGTACAGCATTAGGTGGCGTAGACGAACTTTCAATTTCTGCTGGTGTTACTGCTACTGAATATAAATCGTTATTTGGTCGCGTTGCTGCGACCAGTAAGAAAAAAGCAAATGCAATTTATAGTCATGGCTTGTCTCGTTGCTTTGAATTAATCATCTTCCAAGAAGAGAAGATGTTTAGAGATACATTGGCTCGTGCAGCAAATATTGAAAAGCCAGTTCCTCTTGAAGCTGGTGCTTCAGCAGAAGAAAGAGAGATGTATAAAATGGCAATGCAAGAGTATGATCAACGTGTCACTGCTTTAATGAAAGCCTGTGTGGAAGCTCAAATGATTCCACCGGGCGTTATCGGTTTAATTCCAGATGGCGACGTGTCAATGCTTTGGCGTTGGCTTGGTCCTGTGTATGAGGAATCAACGCAGGACATCCTGAACAATTCGATTGTTGTAAGAAACTTACAAGAATTGGGTGTTGATAGCATAGAAGCACTGAAATATCTTTTCCCATCAAAAACTGATGAGGAAAGAGCGGAAATGCTTTCGGGCTTCCCGTTCAGGATGGTTAACGAATTGCAAGGCGCATACAACAGCTTTGCAAAATTGGTTGGGGGGATGATGCAGACTCCCCACCCCCAAGCTCCAGATTTGCCTATGGCAGCTGACCCGAGATTGGATTTAACCCCCTATCTGTATCGAACTCTTGAAGCGTTACAAAAGGAGATGAGTTATGCAGGACGCTACCGTCCAATCGATCCCACAGACGAACCCCCAGTCAGTGGCACCAAGCAACTACGTGGCGGCAGCACCGGCAGCTCCGGCTCCGGCAGCCCCGCAGACACAGGCACCAGTGGGGACGTACTACCCCCAGGCAGTACCTCAGACGGCACCTCAGGGAACTACCAGTTACCAATCGAACCCGTCTCAATTCGCCCCCCAATCCCAGGAGACGACTCAGGGGAATCCCTGGGAGTCGGCATTCAACAAGGTGGTGAATCTACTGGGCAGTCCGGTGCAATCCCCGTTCCAGGGTCAACCATCACAGGCCCCGGTTCAGGCTCCGACTCAGTATTCCCAGGCCAATTGGGGCTCACAGGCTCCGGCCCTGGATCCGACCTTGGCACAATCGGCTCAGCAGACCTGGCAAACAAGCCAGACCTCATCGCCCAGCTCTTCCCAAACTTCCTCGATCAACTCCTTAGAGGACGTGGCGAATCTGCTGGACTGGAGTCCTGAGAGCCGCATGGTGGTCGCCAACTACGGCACCGAAGCACCCGCCATTCTTAATCAGTATGCCCTTAACCTTGAGGGAATGCTCGATAGCGCAGTGGCCTGGGGCCATGAAGCTACCGACACTCTGATGGGTTATGCCGATTTCGCTGTCAATGAGCACCGCGAAAACCTGGCTTACAACGAGATCCTGACCAACCCTGACGTTCTCTCTGATTACACCCTGGAGTATTTCGGTCCTAACGGCCCTTGCCCGGTGTACGAATCTGAAGCAGAACTGGAAACCCCTGGTTATCCGACTCAGCAAATTGCTGGTCAAAACATTGCAGGCATGCCTGCTCCCCCTCAGGCCCAGGCTCCTCAGGCTCCCCAAGATTTCTGGGGTTCCTTTAAGCAGCAAATGGAAGTTGATCCCACCCAAGCTTGGCGTGTGATTAACCAGGCATCTCCTCAGACGATGGCTAACAAACTGTTTGTTATGGAGTGATCCAATGATTGCAGGTAAATATGCACAATTAATGGCAAACCCTGCAGCATCTATGGCTCTCGGCGGCGGTATCGCTGCCGGGGCCTCTTTACTTGGTAATCAAGATGAAGGTAAAAGCCCAGGTCGCCAAGCGCTAGAAGCTCTTGGTGCTGGCGCTTTAGGTGCAGGTGTTGGCCGTATGCTGCCAGCTGTTTATGCGCGTTCTGCACAACGTGCTACCGCTGCAGGTCGTAACTTTACTGATGAGATGCAAGGCGTTCAATCTCCTATGGGAGAACGTGAACGTGCTACAGCACAAGCCCGTGCAACTGGTGCACGCGGTTTAATGGATGCAGGAGTATCACAAGAAGATGTTGCTAAAGCAGCTGCCATGGGTATCCGTGGTACACAAGCTTTAACTAATACTGCGGCTGCTGTTGGTGGCTTAGGTCTTGCTACTGGTTTAGGTGGCATGGTAGGCGGTGGTGTTGCCAACATTGGTAACATGGCTGGCCTTGGTATTGATCCGGAATCACCTGGTTCAAGTAATACCACTAATTCACGTTTAAATATGCAATCTTATATGTCAAGTCAAGCAATGGGTGGTTCAATGCTTCCTTATGCAATGGGCGTTGGCATGTAGTAATTAGCACTTAATATATTTAAGACTGCTAAACTTTTATTTAGATAGGACTCTAGTTCTAATCTTTCGTCCCGACAAATTTTACCCGAGACACTGGAGGATAAAAGAAAGTGTTTTTAGACAACGACTTTCCTAAAATTTTAGGCGCGGAGCTTTACCGTCCGCACCCTGCATATATTTGCGAAATGGCTGTGGAGCCCGTGGTTGTCCACGACTTCACTTCCCAGCCCGGTCAAACCGTGCAGCTCGATCGCTACAAGTTCTGGGGAACCCCTGGAACTAAGGACAGCCGCGAGCGCGTGTCTGACCAGACTATTGGTACTGCTAACAGCCGCAACATCACCAAGGAGAAGGTGCTTGTTGTGCTGAAGGAATACACCGGTCCTGCGGATCCGTCTGATCCCACCCAGCCCAGCACCTTCAAAATCGCTCGCGAGACCTTGGTCACCGCACAGCGACTGCTGCTGGACACCGGCAACCTTAACATGTTCCACCAGTCGATCGGTAGCTTAACGCTGCTGGACGACTACCGCCGTTGGCGTGACCGCGTGTTCATTGACGAACTCGCTAAAGCTGAGGCCCAGGGCCAAGCTTCATCCACCCAAGGTGGCTACTACTTCGCTGGTGACAAGGCTAAGGACTCCCAAGGCCGTGTTGCCTACACCACTGCTGAGTACGCTGCACAGGTTCAGCAGTTCTCTGTCCGTACTGACCTTCTCGAAGTCGTCAAGGATCTGCGTAAGCGCAACGTGCCGACCTTCGCAGATGGTCTGTATCGTTGCATCTGCGATCCCGTTTTCATGATGCATCTGCGTCGTGACGATGACTTCCGTGAGATCGCCCGCTACAGCGGCAACCCTGGTCAAGGCATGTACATGGCTAACCCCATGATGCCTAACAACACCAGCTTCTACATGGGTCCCCAAGCTGGTCAGGGCTACTTCCTGGCTGGTGAGCCTGTGATGCCGACTGGCGTTCAATTTGAAGGCGTCAAGTTCTTCGAGTCAACCAACTTCCCGACCAAGAACGTTACCGCTACCTTCGATAACAGCACTTATGCTTCTGAAGAAGTCGCCCAAGGTTATTTCTTCGGTCCTCAGTCTGTTGGTGTTGGTATCGGCGGCCCGAATGCTCAGGTGCTGATCAATAACAACGATGATTTCTCACGCTTCATCATTCTTATTTGGCAGCTTTATGCTGGTTTCGAAGTGTTGAACAAAGATTTCATTACCACTGCATTCAGCTTCGTTTCCGACGACGGCACGATCTGATCTTAAAACGTAAACCATAAACGAGGATACAATCGATGGCATACTTATCTGCTAAGAAAATCTATCCGGGGGACATGACCGAACCCCTGAATGGTTGGTACAAAAACATTGATACCAACGATAGTGGTTCTAATGATGCTTCTAACGGTGGTCCTACCTCCGTTCTGGCAAACCCTGGTTGGCAGTTCTTCCAACTGCGTGGCTATGTCGAAGTCACCACCTCTACTGGTGATGGCTACACCCAGGTTTCTCGTGTCACCATTCCTTCCCCTTACAAGAATGATGACACCCGTACCGACATCACCGGTCTGGTGGTGACGGCTGATACCGACCGTCCTGCTTACGTCTATCGTACTGCTATCTCCGTGGCTTCTGGCTGGGGCGATGGTCGCGTTGCAGAAGACGGCCTGACCACCTCTGGTGCTACTCAGGTGATTGGTTTCGGTCCTGGTACCGCTTCCGCCCCTGTGAGCTTCTCCGGTGTGGTTGAAGGTGCAAACATTACCGCTGCGTCTAACAACATCGCAGCTGGTACCGGTGGTCTGGGCACCAACCCCTTCCAGACTGCTACCACTCTGACGGCAGCAATGCTGTATCAGCCTTACACCGCGAACCAAGAGTTCCGCGTCTACTCCAAGGCAGCTACCAACTCCACTTCTCTGAATGGTGGTTGGGCTATCTCTGACGCCGACAAGGCCGCTGGTCGTTACGGTTACATCCTGTGTGAAGTCTGCTTCATCCGCCCTGACGTGGCAGTTGAATATGACGACATGGAGCAATACCTTCCTTACAAGGTTGTCTCCTGATTATCAATAGCTATTGATAGTTAATTAGAGTAATATGGGACCAGTGAATAAATAGCTGGTCCCTATGCTCTATCAGCACAAGAAAACCAAGGCAAGAATTAAGGTTGTTACAGAATGGGATGACGGCGATTGGTTGATGGTTGAAGACCAAGACGGACGCATCTTTACTGTATATAAGACCGAGATTATTGAGGATCCTGAAGCAACGAAGAAGGTTAAAACACTTCAAGTTAAAGATGTTGCAAAAGGAGATGAGCCACGTAAGTTCCCAACTGATACTCGATTGAATATCAATGGTGCTACTGCTCAAATGATTGCTGATCACATCAAAGGAGTTGGCCTTAAAACCGCTAAAGATATTAAGGACTTACAACTTTCTTTGTCAGGCGAAAGATTCAACAGTCTGGAGCAATTAAGGCAAATTCCTCGTGTTGATTGGGATTCAGTATTTGCAGCTGATTTAATTCGTATCTGATAGAAAGCCCTTCGGGGCTTTCTTTATTTGTGCAGATTATAATAAACAAATAATGACGGTGCGCTGTGCAGCTATCAGAATTTAATAAAAGCCGCATTAGATATCACCTGGGTTACTACGTTACTAGTGTCCCAGCTGGTGATTATGCACGGCTAGAAGAAGCAATGAATTCGGTTCCGGATTCAACCTTCAGTGACAAGATTATCTATCAGATTAATCGTTGTGATGCAGCTGAGCGTAAAACTCAGTTAGCATCTTTTGAAGATGGCTTCCAGCCTCCTAGCACCCGAGTTGAAGGTATTGTTGGTGACGTTGATCGTACGATTCGTTCCAGCAGTGTCAAAGAAGCTTTGAAGGTATGGGACGAAGTTTATCTGTATGAGACCAACCGTCTTGCACAGATCCTCTACGTTGCAAACTACAAAGATCCTTTCCAGGCACGTTATCGTTTTGAGCGTTCTGGAGCTGAGTTTATTCAAGCTTTACCTGGCCCCGCTGATACAGCAGTCGGTGCAAATATCTATCTCAACATTACCCATCGCTGATTATGTACGGACTTGCTGGCAGATTACTTACGGGATTCGGTCAAGGCGTAAGGCGTTTAGCACCGAAGCCTCGGTTTGCACCTGCATCTTTAATCGACACTGCAACTAATCCAAAAACATATCAAGGCTTTGCTCAAAGCGCCTCAGATGTTCTTGGCCGTGCTTTACCTCCTCAGTTTCGAGGCGCAGGTTTCCAGAACGTTCCTACAAAGGCACTTAGTGCTTTAGATGATGCAGCAGCTGCCCCTTTTGCTGGTCCCGTTCGTCAACAGGTTTTAGATAAAGCAAGTAAAGAATTTGCTAAGAAAGCAGGTCCAGGTGTAACGCGTGTTCCTGTTGTGCCAACAGGTGGTCAACCTGTGAATCCCACCGCCGTTGGAAGGTACACAACTTTACCACCTTCAGCACCTCTTACTAATGCACAGAAATTAATGATTGGGTCTGGTGCAACAGGTACAGGTGTATTGACAGCCGGTGTTCTTACTCAACCTTTTAATCAAACAGTTGAACAACGTTTGAATCAAGTGGGATCAGACGTTGATAATTTTGTAAGTGGTCTTAACTTCCCCGGTAAACAAGCGCTTAGTAATTTTGGCAGGGAGCAAGAGAAAAGAGGGTTTGCAGGTATGTTGGAATTAGGTACTCCTTTTGGGTTCCTTGCTGCACCTTTGATGCCTAAGTCTCAAGTTGGATCACCTCGTGATTACGGTGAAAAATATAAAGAGAAAGAATTAGCTGCATTCCAAAAAGCTGCGCTACATCAACCACCTACTCCTGTTACGGCACCTCCTGTCCAACTTCCACAGCAAACTCAGCAAACTCAACAACCTCAACAAGTAGCACCAGTTCTTCCGACGCCTGTCGATCCAAGCATTGGTCGTACTGTTACTCAACAGGATGTCAAGCCTCAAGTTGTTGATACTTCAACTCAGCTTCCAGCTAGTGCAGAACAAACGTTTATCGATCCTTACGCTTATCAATTACAAGTGTATGGACAAGGCCGTAATGCTGCTCAAACACAAAGTGATTGGGATAAAATTACTAAGCTTGGACTAGCTATTCATCGTGACAAATATCCCCAGTTCTATAACAATACTTCGATGAGTTATCAGATGCGTGAGACATTCCCTGATCGCTCTACGCAATCTTTAGAAAACTCTATTCAAGAAAAAGGTGTTCAATTACCAGGTTCTATGATTGATGCAGATTCTACAAATGAACTGTTAGGGGCTCAGGAAGAACAACGTATTTATCAACTTGATGAAGCCACCGCAGATGTAGAAGCTCTTCTTAAAGAAATTGCAGCACGTAAACAGAGGTAATCATGTCTAAGAAACCTTATATTGTTACCGATGCAGATAGAGCAGCTGTTTTTCAAACAGCACGTAATCTTAATCTGGACCCTTATGAGTTTGGGGCTGTTTTACTCCAAGAGTCAGGAATGAATCCTAACATTTGGGGTGGAGAAGGTGGTAATTATTATGGTGCAATCCAATTTGGAAATTATGAACGAGGGGAAGCTGGTTTAGATCCTACGAAAATTGGGAACTATACCCTTGCTGAACAAATGCCGCACGTTGAAAAGTGGGCAAAAGGTCGTGGCTATAAACCAGGTATGGGTGTACAAAAACTGTACGCCACAATCTTAGGAGGTAATCCTTACGCAGATATTGATTTACCTGATTCTAATAAGACAACTGTACGTGGGGCTACGCCAAGATTTTTAAGTGGTGGTGATCTTTATACAGCTGCGCAGCAAAAATTAGGGAATGCTCCAGAAGGTTCTGTGGTAGGGCAAGTGCAGCCTCAACAACCTGGAACTGCTACAAATAACACACAATCCAACCTTGGAAATAGTTTTGCCAATCAGTTTATTAATCAGTATTTTTTTGGTTCAACGGGTAGTAATCAAAAAGAAAATAAAAAAGAAAATAAACCTGAATCTTTTGTAGAAAAAATGCAAAAACAATTATTTAGTCAAATGATGGGAGGACAACGGCAAAAATCTTTTGCAAGTCGTTTACTTGATTCAATGAAGAACAGTCCATATGGTGGTTATTTAAACCCCTCCAATGCGATGTCTTCTTTGGAAGATTATTATAATAGACTGTTTTAAAATAGAAGAACTGCCAACAACATAAGATGTCCTCCACCAATACAAATAAGCAGCCTGTATTTATTGATCGCCCGCTTATTTCTCGTGCTCGCGTTACTAACCAGGTTGTTGGTAACTCAACTAACTTGATGGTTCAAGGTGGTCAAACACCAGCCATCCTGGTTGACATGGATGCTGCCTTAAGCTCCGATAACAATAGCGGTGGCATTATCGATTCGATTCGCATTGTACGAGACGATATTCCTTTTGCTAACAGTGTTGACTACACCGTTAATGCAAGCACGGCTGGTAATTCAATTGGTTTTGTTAGCGGTCAAGTTGTTTACGTTGAAACCACGGGTGTAATCAGTGGTGTTGGTGGAGCAGAATTTGGTGCTGGTTACTATACCTACACAGGTTCAATTGCGTATGGCGGTATCAATACTGAATTAGCTTATTCCGGTGTAGGACCTGCTAACACTGGTTTTACTTACACTTCATTTGAATCTGGTCAAACACCTTCGGTTACTTTTGCTGTTTATCACACCCGTGGTACAACTGTGCCCGTCCCTGGTGATGGTGACTATACAGTTTTATTTACAAAAACTTTGCCACCTAACGTTGCTGCAGTTGACTGCTCAGATGTTATGCCTGAGATCAACGTTCCTGTTCCTCAGCAAGGCACTACAGCAGGCTTAACAACTTCTGGCGTACCGTTGAAGAATCGCGCAATTAATCTCCAGCGGGGGGATCGTTTATACGTTGGTGTTGTTCAAAAGGGAAATCAATCCTCTACTTCCGGCTATATTCCTGGTGCACATATTTTTGCACAAGGCGGTTTCTATTGATATGGCTCGGAAGAGACAAGGAGGTAATTTCGGAAACTTTGGTTCTGATTCCTTTAGTCGAATACCGAAAGTAGAAGAATATCGTGTACAACCAGTGAAGGCTGTCTTTGGGGGCAGTCTTCCTAATACTATTTATACCAGTGATAGAGAAGCTGCTTGGTCCCGCTGGAGACGTGGATGGGAGCTTGGTACAGCAAATGGCGTAGAACGTCCTTTCTTTTATCCGTTTAGATATAGCATTCCTTTAGGTGGCGTACCAATTATTGGCAGTGGTAGAGCACCTTTTGTTTCAGGAGAACTACAAGGGTTCTTAACAGACAACAAAGAATACGGAATGCATTGGGCAGGAAAAATTAATGCAGGTAACTTACGCACCGATCGTTTAACAGATGAACAAGGGACTCTCCTAGCAATCTCTGGAGAAGTGCCACCAACTACACAATTTCTTGGAAGCGGACAAGATAATGAAAACTATTGGTATGTTCAATTTAGCGGTGTTTACAGCGCAGTTAGAATTTCCGGTGTAAGCGGACCAATACCAGCTCCTTTTTATGTGCAGCTTAGTCCCTTCTTTGGTATCAAACCTCTAAATGGTGATACCTTAGAAGACAAAATTGTTACCTACAGCGGAGATCCAATTGACCAAGACACGATTGACCCAGCTACTGGAAAACGCTATGGCTTTGTACAAGCTGTACTTGCTGATGTTGATCAAAACCAGGGCATTCTCAAAATCGAAAAACTAGGATCTGTACAGGCCACTATCGATTCTGGGGTGTTGCAAACACCTTCACGCATTCCTTTTCATTCTGGAAGATTTATACAAACAGGCGCACGTTATGCATGTACTTGTCAAGATTTTACGCGTAGAAATTATGCGTATCTTTCTACATTAGGTCTGTATAAAAAGCCGCAATTTACAAAAGCTAACGTCTCTTCTATCAAGCCTGGTAGAACAGAGGTAATGACGCAACGTAATAACGTTCTGAATGCTGCTCAACAAGAGATAACTCAAAATGTTTTAGATAATCGTCAAATGACAATCATCTATCCAAGTGGAGAAAATAATCAATTTTCTATTCGTGGTGTAACCCTTTCAGAATCGGGTAAAGATATAAGAGATCCTAAAACTCTTTATCGAGATAAGCCAGGAGTTTACACTGATTTTGGTGGTGTTTATACCAGGGGTTTTGGTGATAACCCTAATCCAAGCGGTGTAGCAGAAGGCATGCCAAAATATGGCGACTATAAACAGAGTGGTTTAGACATTACAGAAATTTCAGATACCTGGACATACACCTTAGATCAATACAGATATTGCAAACATATCTATGCAATGAAATATGGCGAAGGTGAATTTCCTACAGAGCCTTCTGATTTTCCTGTAGAGATGGGTCTAATGGTTGAATGGGAAAACAAACTTGTGCTAGATACAGAAAAGTCTCAACGAAAAGCTTTTGAACGTTTGGCGTATTACGGACTTGGTTATATGGACACACCTCCATTTAACGTTCAGTCACCAATGATGAGTGTGATGTTACAAAAATTAATTAACATTCCTCAAGAATTTATTGATGTTCAAAACTTCTTTATGACGGATAGCCAAGGTAATGTGTACAGTGTTGCATCAGGCGAAATGCCTGCTGCACCTACAAAGCAAGACAATTACGTCGTCAAAGATTGGCGCTTCCCGTCCGGCGTTGGGTATTAATTTGACTTGACATCAGTTAATCCTTTATAATGTATTTATCAAGTTTTAATAAGAAAACTTGATCTAAAACTTAAGCAGTCCATAAAGGTCAATTCAGTGTCTATAGTTTCCTTACTACTGTATCCGTATTATGTTGCACATGCATCTCCCAACGGACCCACGTATCGTTGACGAAATCTTTTCCTTGAAAACAAAGACTGACATGGAGGATGTCGGATGGCTTCTAGCCATGGTTGCTACTTATGGCAAGACTCCTGCAGAATTAAAAGGGTTTTCCTGGAACGACGACAACAGTATTAACATCAAATCAAAGAAACGATCAATTCGCCCACTCCATCCCCAGTGGGTTTTCTTGTTTCAACTCAAAGAAAAGCAGCCCTTCAATTTGAAGAGCCGCTGGTCTTCCCTCTGTTCTAGCCTTGAAAAAACCTGTGGTTATGGCAACGTAAGCCTTACCATCAAAGGTTTGCTACTGGCACATAAAGTCCGAAAGGTCTACTACACCCCCCTCAAGCAGTCAGGCGATTGCCAGAAGGGTTCTGCGAAGTCTCTTTTAACTGCGTGACCTTTTGCTTTTCCAGCTCTAATAACCGATTTTTTACTAAAGGAATATTCCAGTAGTACGTATCCCTTGACCGAGTCAGGGGTCCTGCGCCATAATGCCTGCCGAGCTTGAACGTACCGTTGTCACGCATACGGTGGAGGTCCTTTCGATCAATTTCAAGGATCCGTTCAGCTTTGTGGACAGGAGCCCAGTTTTTAGAAAGTGCTTGCATGAGGTAGTTGGAGCTACATATTTAAATTAGGCTTGCACGAATTTATGTCAAGTTAGTTCGGGATTATATCGATTTGTTTAATGGGCGTAAAGTTATGTGAGGTTTGGCAGACATAAAATAAGATAACGGCTAGGAAAACATGTTCAGAACGGAGAACGAACCTCTCGTCCTTCTCATTGAACTAACTCCGCGATTAGCCAAAAGACGTTTTCGACAATGTATATACGAGGCTTGGGATCATAAGTGCGCTTACTGCTCTGATCACGCTACTAGTTTGGATCACATTGTTCCAAAGTTTAAGTCTGGTAGTTCTGCTTGGTTTAATCTGGTGCCTGCTTGTTTACGTTGTAATGGGAACAAGGGGTCGGAAGATCTTGAAGAATGGTATTACAAACAAGATTTCTTTTGTTCAAAAAAACTTGAAAGGATTATTGAATGGACGAAAGGAGATAAAATAGAATTTATATCTGATACGACAGAGCTACGGCTTGAAGCAGCATAATGGGACCTAAAGATCTTACTAAGGAATATTCTGAAAGTTTTGGTAGTTTATCTGATGCAGAAAAACAAAAAATCAGAGAAAAGTTAATAGGTCTTAAAAAAGACGAAGAAGAAGTAGATTTCCAAGATAAAGATTCTTACCTGCTTAGCATTTTAGAAGACAATACCCTTGGTATCAAAGCTGCTCAACAAGATGCTTTCCGTGGTCTTGCAGCAGATTTATTAAAAACAACAGTAGACAAATTAAAAGAACAGAAGGCTAAAGAAGCTGAATTTGACATGCTAAGGGGCCTTCCAGGCTTCAGTGAAATTGCCAACATGGGTGGAAGCATCAGCAATTCCATCATGGGAGAAATTGGTGGTGCCGCTGGAATGGCAGGCATTGATATGGGTATGTTGAGTGGAGGAGGAGGAAAGGATGACTTTGGTGAAGCGATTAGTAATATGGCTGGCCTTGGGTTCCTCCAGGGGGCTCAGTATGATTGGCAAAAATGGTTTGATGGGGAGCTAAGTGAAAGATATGAAAATATGAAAAAGATTAAAGGTACAGAGGAAGCTAAAAAACAATATGCGTTAGAAAAAGAATTTATGGATTCTTTTGTAAAAGATTATATTAAACCTCGTTTTGATTATTCAAGATCTATTGATGAATTCGTAAACTACATTGATGTTAAACAAGACGAAGAAAATATTCTACAAACAGAAACAACGCTTAAAAACTATAAAGAGTTAATTAATAAAAAAGCTAAGAAGTTTTTCCAGGATTTACAAGGAAAAGACGTAGGCTTTGATTCTAAATTCTATGCGAATCCTTTAAAAGCTTACGAATTAGAAGAAGACGGAAAGACTTATAAAGGAATTAGCGATGCTAAACAGAAAGAATACGAAGCTCAACAAGCAAAATTTGAAGAAGATTGGGATGAGGCAAAAAAAGATCCAAAACAAAAACAAAAATATCTTGGAGGTAAAAGTTGGAAAAAAATGGCAGAAAAATATGGATACGATATAAACGATAAAGAGCAATTTGCACGATTACATTACAACGTTGTCGGTCATAAAAACAATTTTGATGGTGCAAAAGATTTAATTTCTAATACAGATATTGATAATTTTATTGCTGAAGAGGTGATGCCCTCTATTTCTGAACTTGATCTTAAGTTTGGAAATAAACCTTTTATGGAATTTGTGTCAGCTGAAAAATATGCTGATGATTTATTAGGTGATTATGACGTAGGAACAGAAGACTATTTTGATGCTTTAAAAGACTTAGGCATTGATGGCAAAGGTTTAAATCCTGATGAAGTACGTGATGCAATTATTAGTGGTATAAGAACAGGAGACGCGGAAGATATCCGCGCAATGATTAAATACTATAACGAAAATAAAAAGAAACCTTCTCAGAAATACTTGGGTGTTTCTTATATTGAACGAGAAGAAGATTACGATAAAGATGCAATTGATGAAAACGCAAACCCTTTATTTGCATTATTTGCAAACGCTGGTTATCAAGGCACAGAAGATCAATTCTTTAATGAATTCATGCCAGATGCAGATAAAGGTGATATGGATATGATTAGCGATGCTTTAAGCGGAGATGGTATTGGAGGAATGTTTGATAATTTAGATATGAGTGATCCTTTTGCTGCTTTAGGATCCATTGGTGGAATGATGGGTGATAGTCAAAGCATGTTTGGAGACGATACAGTTAAATCTTCTGCTAAAGATAAAGGTAGTAGTTACTTTGATATCTTTGGCGATAAAGAAAAAGAATACGACGACTATACTAATAAGTACACTGGCATGCAAGATTTAGGGACCTTTGGTTCATTTAATTACTTTTAAGAATGTCTAAACATAAGAAAGCTGCTAGTGCAGCCAAAAGAGCAAAAGATCGCTTGAAGCCCAACAAGCCGGTTCGGACTCCAGATCATCCGACAAAGTCTCACATGGTTCTTGCGAAAGAAGGTGGTAAAGAGAAGTTGATTCGTTTCGGACAACAGGGCGTAAAGGGCGCTGGGAAAAACCCGAAGACAGAAAAAGAGAAAGCACGTAAGCGTTCATATTACGCACGACATAACGCTCAAGATAAAAACCCTAGCAAAATGTCAGCACGTTATTGGTCACATAAAGTGAAGTGGTGACATGGATCCCATGATCAACGTTGAAATGGAGATGTCAGTAGAAGATTGTCGTACTTTATACACAGCAGTCTGTGACGCTATTCAACATTGGCCTGGATCTCCAGCTCGACCTGCACAAGAACAAGTCAATCTGAAGCAGATGAAGACATTTTTGTTTAGTATTCTGTGTGAAGCATCTTTAGATCTATGAAAAAAGGCGGTGGCTACGTTGTCGGGAAGCCGAAAAAAACTCGTCAGGGTTCAGGCAAGCATTCAAAAGCTAATCACGGACGTAAAAAATACCGTGGACAAGGAAAATAATATATAGTGTAAGGATATGCGGTCAGTTGATGTATCCCTATAAAGATGCTTTGAACATCATTAAAACCTTTGAGGGTTTTAATGAGAAAGCATATCCGGATCCTGAGACCGGCTCAGAGCCTTACACCATTGGATATGGGACTCAGTTCTATCCAGATGGTTCTGCGGTCAAGCAGGGCCATCTGTGTACCAAAAAGAAAGCATTAGAGTACCTACTAAAAGAAGTTAATGTCATTGCACATGAATTGAAGTCCCTTAACATCGGTCTTGATGGGGACATGGAGCAAGCTTTAATTTCTTTTGTCCATTCTGTTGGTTGGGAAAGTTTTTTATACAGTAATATTATTGACTTTATCGAACGAGAAGAATATGTAGGAGCCGCTGAAGCAATGAATCAGTGGATTTACGACAATCAACATCAAGTCATTGGTGGTCTTGTTGAGAGACGTCGCAAAGAAGCAAGGCTTTTCATGAACAATATTAATGCCAATGCATGGAATTCTACTGAAATTCTTCTTAGAGCATTCCGTAATTACAGCGCAGCTCCCCATGAAGTACGTGCAATCCGTACCCTGGAAATGAATGTTTCTCCTTATGTTCTGTCAGAGTTTGCCAACAACTTTGATTTAGATAAGGATTCAATCTATCAAGAATTTTCTACTGATGAATTGAAGACAATTTTCAAGTCCTGGGATTAAAATAACAAAAGCACTAGAAAATGGCATGGGTGATTTAGAAGCTACAAAGGAATTTGATCTACCTCTACATCTCCAGCTTGCCATGCGTAAGGCAGAGATTGCAGCAAAGGAGATGACATGGGAGCAATTAGAAGCAGCTCTTTTAAATCTGTACCACCAGCGCTTGCTCGAAATTCAAGCAATCAAAGACATGCTCCAATCAGAAGAGATTGAACTTGAGTTTGATATCCCTACCGATATTGAATTGGCACAACTTGCTTTGTCGATGATGAGCCATGAAGATCTTTTTGGCGAAGACGACGAAGATGATGCAATGCCTTTTTGATTGAGTTTGAAATAATGCTGTCAACTAAATACCGTCTCCGCCTGGAATTTATCTGCGGGCGCATCGCAAAAAATGCGGAAGTGGAATTGCCTGACATGATTTGGGCAGAAAAACTAGCGAAAGCGAATACCACTGCTGGTGAAATGTTGCGTAAAGCACGCAGAGCTGCATCCAATCCTGATATGCCGAAAGAAGGACTAGACAATTTCATGAATGCAATGGACCTGGGAGACCCAGATCCAAGCAATCACCGTACAGAATTCAAAAGTGCCGACGATATCGTTCAGTGGTTCAGTCAAGAAAAAACGGATGACTGGCGACAGCGCGACTAATTTTTTTTCTTTTTCTTCGTTGGTTTAGTCTTCTGATTAAAAACTGAGGTATTGGGATTAGCCTTTGGTTTGCCCTTAGGCTTTTCTACTAATGACCTCAGTTTACGAAGATCGTAATAATCAGGATTAGCCATTGCTTAAGTCAACGATCAACCTACTGTACGCCGACCTGGGCTAGTGCGACGGCGTCGAATAGGACGACGACCAGGTCTAACAGGACGCGGACGACGACCACCGGGGAAGGAAGGTTTCTTTTCTCCTGGTTTAGGTGTTGGACGCTTACCACCAGGGAAAGAAGGTTTCTTGCCAGGGGGTTTAGGTGCTGGACGCTTACCACCAGGTGCAGAAGGTCTCTTTTCTTTAGGATCAGCTAAACCTTTACCACGCTTAGGTACAGGTTTCGTGCGTTTTTTAATTGCACGCTTAGGAGTTTCCTCGCGTTTTTTAATTACACGCTTGGGACGTTCTTCGCGTTTTTTGATCGAACGTTTGGGAGCTTCCTCGCGTTTTTTAACTGAACGCTTCCTACGTAATTCAGGATCACCTAAACCTTTCCCACGCTTGGGTTCGGGCTTGGGTTTAGGTTGAGGTGCAGGAGTATTTTTCCCGATGGGCTCCATTTTCATCTTGGGAGTGCCTAAGCCCTTCCCCCGTTTGGGCTCAAAATCTTTTTCCATATGCTAAAAGATGGATACATTTATTTTAAATCGACTAATTTGTTCAAATACCATTGGGCTTTCTTAAGTGACTCAATACCCCCTTTATGTTTTTCTCTCCAAATATACTTGGCAACGTTACCTTTTAAGTACCCTTTATATTCTTCTGGCGTTAATTGCGCTTCGATGGCTTCAATACACTCAATCACACCCTCGGTGTAATGCGAAGGGTGGTTGACATTATCTACTTCTTTCTTTGCCCAGGGGACTGGGCATACACCCCCTGGACAATCAGAAATTTCTTCTTCTATCGGTTCAAACCAGCTCTCAGTTTCCGTTGTTGCACCATCGCTAGCTCCTGCTCCTCCGGTGACAGTTGACCCATGTCCACCACTAGCTGACGAGGTTGAGGCTCCGCTCCGTGCATCATTCCCATTTCTGCTGATGGAATTAGACCGGTCAGTCCGCATCGGGGTTGTGCACGAGGATCAATACTTAAATTAACACGATCTGACATATCTTGCTGCGTTAATGCAAGACCAGTGTTGTATTCGTCGTACAGAGGAACATCATTAGCTTCATTATCCATCGGTTGACCGAACGTATCAATCGTGGTCATCCGTTGCTTTAATTGATCATGGTTACCCATGAATTCATCTAAAAAGCCCATCTTTTTTCTGTAGTTTAAGTCAATTATAATTGGAAGATGACTTATAATCCTAACTACCAAAAAGCCCGTGATGCTGGTAGCTCAGGTGGTGAGGTTTCTGATCTCAATCCTGGGAAGTCTTATGGTGTCGATATTCGCCGTTTGCCAGAGGATGTTCGGGAGACTGCGTATGCTGCCGGGACGCGAAACGTAGCGAAGCAGCGTCAAGTTGATCAGTCATTGAAAGCAGCGCGTGCCGCTGGAAGATTTCGGCAGAAGCGTAATTACGATGAGCCATACACAGATCCACAAGGACAAACCCCAGCTTTTATTGAAGGAGAACAATTTGGTAAAGCTGGAGCCACGAATTATGCGGATAAACCGCAATCATCTACTAGTAAACTCTACTACTAGACTTTAGATAATACAACTTCGTAAGGTTGTCCTTGGTATTTACCCTTACGAGTTTTATAGTCAACTTCACATTCTTCCCCTCGGTAAAACAGAAGTTGACAGATGCCTTCATTGGCATAAATCTTGTTAAACAATGGAGTGCAATTGCTAATCTCCAAAGTTAAGTGGCCCTCCCATCCAGCTTCTGCTGGAGTAATATTCGCCATAATTCCAGACCTGGCATATGTACTCTTACCTACGGCAACCACGGTAACGTCTCGGGGTAAAGCCAGATGTTCAACAGCAACGCCGAGGCAATAGCCAAAAGGAGGAAGAATGAAATAACTTCCGCGCTCGTCTTCATGGAGTTCAGTCTCCTTTAAAATCTCAGGGTCAAAATTTTTAGCGTCACACATGCCGTGCTGAACGCCACCAAACAACAAACACTGATTTGGAGAAAGCCGAATGTCATAGCCATACGACGATAAACCGTAGCTAAGAATCGGGACTTCATTTTCTTTGTTAACCAGATGATCTTGGAATGGAGAGATCATACCTTCTTTGGCTAAAGCCCGGATCTCCTTGTCACTCAGAACGGACATGTTCTTCCTTCGGTCTAAATATCTTAGACGATTATTCTTCCTTTTTCAGAATAAATATCGATAAAAGCTTCTGTAGCTTCTCCCACGTTGTCTTTAGGTTGTAGGTAGACAATGAAGCTACAGCCTGTACACTTTCTTTCTAATTTGTCATCAGCGAAATAACGCCTAATTAATGAAGGGCGTTGTTTCATAATACAAATAGGAAAGTCAAAAATATCCTGGTTATACATCATCATATCCATGTAATTGGTAAAATAAATCGCCTGTTCAACTTCGCCAGCCAACCATTTTCTTCTTAAAGCTCTCCACCAGATTGCTTGACCAGATACAAGGGATGGCGACATGCCTCTTGTAGCTTTCCAACGATCACCCTTCTTATCCCAAAAATAAGACAGATGCGGAGGAAAGAGGTACACGTTTCCGTGCCATTGCTGAAGATTTAACCCATCATCAGTTGGAGTAAAGTACTGATCAGCATTGACATAATCATTTGCAACTTTACTACTAGCTGGATCTAAATCAATACCGCCCATCAAGAGATGGGCAGAATCAACTAGATCACGATTTGAAATCCATTCAAAACCTTCTGATTTATAGTTGCCTTTGCTTTGAGGCAGGCTCATTATGCAGAAGTTTCATTGTAGTCAATAGCAAAATAGCGCATTCCTTCATGATCGTTGATGATGTAACCAGCACCAGCCTGTGGATCAATCTTTTGTGCTGCTTGCAAAATTGTCCCAAAGGTTTCACCTAACTCACCACTCTCTTGTTCGCTAGCACTATGCAATTCTTCTAACGTGAGCCAAAACATGCTGCGATCACTATTGTTTGGTTGAAAAACCATAACCCCTGGACCCTCTTCATTCCAAAATTTCACAAAATATTTACCCATATCGCCAAGAATTAACTTGACCGTAGCGTCTGCATAGCGAGCACTATTACCTTCTAGGTCTTTGCCACAGACTGCTTCTAAAAGTTTTTCGCGTCTATCCATTTTTAATTAGCTTTTGTTTTTGCAATACAGAAAACATTTTAGGCAATGGCTCGTAGATGACGACCATTTTGCCAAGAACTCCTCGTTTTTTAATTAACTTTCCATTTTCATCTCGCATTTTATCAAATTCTCCAGACCGAATCAGGTACTCAGCTACACAACGTAGCCTACGTTTTAAAGGCAAATCAGCATTGGGAAAGCGACTACAGATTGTATCGGGTTGCATATCAGCAAAAGCCAACCTCAAACGGTTGGCTAGCGTCATATTGCTATTAGGATCTTCTAATTCAAATTCTTTAATAACAGTGATGTAACGACGCAAGCAGAGATCATCAAATGAACCCTGAGGCGGAATAAAAATTGAGACCTGGTCAGCGAGAGAAGACGATAATACTTCACGATAGTTCTCGATGGTTAATTTACCAATCTCTAAATCTTGGAAACGATTACTCATCTTTTTTATTAGCTAACGGCACGTTGTCCCAGTGAGAACGATCTACATCGTCGTAAATAACAGGGCCATCAATCGAATCAAAAGTACGCAGCGTTGCCTCTTCTCCTTTGTAGTACGTAAGAATTAGTTGATTCCAGGGAATACGAACAACGTTTTTTCTTGAGCCCATAGGCATCGTGATGTAATGGATGCCTTGGGTCCAACCTCGGATTCGTTTCTTAGGATCATTTTTCTTGCCCTGTAGAATCCAATTTCTAATCGTTTGATCAGAGACACCTAAACGTTTGGCACACTCTTCTGTAGAGATGTACTCATCAGCTAAAAATTCAGGACTGACCCTGTCTGTTGTGCCGTCGTTATACCTGGAATGCCACATAGCAGAAAGAATATTTTTAATCCCTTTTAATTCTGCTGTCACAGAAGCTAGAGACTTTTCAATATCCGACATACTCTAAAAATTAATGCTACAGTTTCCGTAAACATACTGTGATTTTTATGGAAGATCAAGTGACTTCCAGTCAAAAATATCAAACTCCTGGAATGCTTCCAGAAGAGAGCAACTATTACTCTGATCCGAATGGTCAGAGGTTTAATACACCTGCAGAGTTTGATCAAGCAGTACAGCAAGGTCAGGTACCTCCACCTCCTCCGCCAGAACAACAGCAACAGCAACCTGGCGTGGTTTATAACGTCCCTGATTTTCAGGCGATGCGAGAAGCAGCCTTACAACAAGCCATTGAACAAGTCACTGCAAAACGGCAGAACTTTCCACAACAATCGGCACCTCCTCAACCAATGCCTGTTCAACAAGCTCCGGTTGCACCTTCTCAACCTGTAGCGGCACCAACTCAACCTAAGGTAGTTTATGTCAGACGTAATCTGACCATTGCAGAAATCCTGGTTGTATTAGCGATTTCTTGTGGCCTGGTAACTGGAACTCAGTTTATTTGGAGTGCAGGTGCAGATGTATTGTCACGAATTGAGATTCGAGATAAATAAGGCAACCTATAATTAGGTTTAGGCCGTTGGTATGAGAGCAGGGTGCCAAATAGAAAGATTACACAATTTCCGGCTATTACAGCTAGCGAAATTAATGATGCTGACTTACTGACCCTGGTCAGTGTTTTTGAGGTAGACCCTGCTCTTCGGAACAAGAAACTAACGTTTACACAGTTCCGAGATTATCTTGATCAATATTATATTAACTCTTTAAACTTTAATCCTTTAATTGCCACTAACATAATCATTTCTTCTGGCTTAAACGTCAGTGGACTTGTTGCATTTTCTTCTGGATTAAATGTTAGTGGCATAGCAGTATTTTCAGAAGATGTCACCGTTACAGGTGATGTAGTCGTCAGTGGTGCCCTTTCAGTTGGTGGCACCTTCAGTGGCGATACTATTGATGTCGGTATGATCACTACCGATCAAATTGAAGTTCAAGGAACCGGAACTTTTATTACTGCTACCGGTAGTCAAGGCAATTTTATCGTTGGTAACTTCCAAGAAACTTTTACTAACACAGCCACTGGAATTAACAATAACTATGTAAATGGTAATTATTCTGTTTTAACAGCTGACGTTGCCACTATTGGTACGTTAGATATTAGTGGCATCACTATTACTGGTGATGTTGTCAGTAGTGGAACAATTACTGCTAATGATATTAACGTCACAGGAACGCTTAGTGGTGCAACCATTACGGGTGACTTAGTTAATGTTGATATTCTTAATACCGAGTCTGGATATTTTCAATTTTTATCAGGTGAAACAATTACCGGAGACACTGTTCAGATTTTCTCAGGTATTGTTACTAGCTTAGATGCTGAACAGTCTGAATTAAATCAAGTACGATCCACTGGTTTATACGCAACTAATTTAACGGGCTTAGTCACTACTGTGGTGACAGGTTATGTACAAGATGACTTATTTGTTTCAGGTACATTAAGTGGTGCTTATGTAACAGGAAATACTCTTAACGCTGGTTTCGCCTATATCGACACCTTTACAGGTGCTTTTATTAGCGGCTTCAGCATGAATGCTGGCCTAATTAATGTTGATATTCTTAACGCTGCTAACCTTGCATTCTCCGGTGACCAGATTATCAGCGGTGACCTAGGTGTTGTTGGAAACATCATTGGTCAAAGTGGTATCTTTGTTAATCAAGTTGTTGGTAGTGGAAGTGTTAGCGGTGCATTAGTTTCCGGCATCAGTGGCATCTTTGAAGATCGGTTTACTGCACCAATCATTGATGGAACATCAGGAATATTTGATACCATTCTTGTTTCAGGAACTGCGACAGTTACTGGAAATGCTACGTTTGGCAGCAATATTTTTGCTAGTGGAGACTTAACTGTCGAAGGAAATACAAACATCAGCGGTAGTCTAGTAGTTACAGGAGAAACAACACTAGAGAGTGGATTATCAGTCACTGACGACGTTTATCTGGGCAGTGGTCTTGTGGTATCTGGTGATACTACTATTAGTGGAGATGCCTTAATTCATGGAGACCTTACCGTCAGTGGCGGTTTCCAAATTAGTGGTGGCGACATTATCGTCGATGACCTTCAAGTTATTGATGATGTTTGGATTGGAGATCGTCTTTCTGTTAGTGGTAATGCAGAAATCAGTGGCTCTACTTTAATTAGTGGAATTACAGTTATTGAAAATGATGCGTTTATTAGCAGTGGACTTACTGTCACAGGAAATATTTTTAGTGAAGAACTTATTTCAGGTGATCGTGCTTTTATTGATACCACTGTTACAGCGACAACTGTCACAGGCACCAGTGGTGTATTTACTGAAGTAACCGGTCAACATGGTGACTTTGTAAGTGGTGTTCATGATCGACTTGATGTAGCAGAAAGGCTACGTGTTCCTTTCGGAGATCTAACTAATCCTGGTATAGGTTTCCTTGATTTCGGAATGACTAATACAGTCTTTGATGGAATCTTGGTTAGCAAGCCAGATCTGACTGACAATCACGTTATGACCTTTGTGAATCAAAATACATCTGGTATGTCATTAACGTCTGGCACTAATGGTTTCATTCTTACAATTTGGGGGAACTAAAGTAGAATGTATCTATTAGTAGTGGGCGTATTGTAGGAAAAAATTATGGCTCAATACGGCGAACTTCGCGCAGATTTTGTTACATATACAACGGGTGTTGGATCAGGAGAAGCCAACCATACCGTTACAGTTTCTAGCCTTGTTAATAACCCTAGTTACAGCGGCAGCGTCACTGTTAGTGGTGACCTTGGGGTTAGTGGTGTATCTATCTTTAATGACATTACTGTTACTGGTAATGCATTTTTTCAACAAGGACTTAGTGCCACTGGAAATGTAAATGTTACTGGGATTGTAATTGCTAGCGGTTTAGATGCTGATAATTACGTTATTGCACCCAGCGGATACTTTGACACCATCGTAGTTTCAGGTAACGCAACTGTTACAGGTAATGCGAATGTAAGTGGAGAAATCTCTGGTGCCACTGATGGTGGCGTGAACGGATCAGGTTATTGGCGTGTTGCTGCTGGTACATCAGCAGAACGTCCAACAGTTGCAACAACCGGCATGATCCGGTTTAACACCACACTTGCACAGTACGAAGGCTTTGATGGCAACTGGAGTTTACTTGGTGGAGGTGCAACAGGTTCAGGTGGTGACCGTGTGTTTGTGTTAAATGAAACGGGTGTTACTACTAACTACACCCTTACTGGATTTAATGCTTCCAGTGCAGGTCCGATTACAATTGAAGATGGAGTCGAAGTAATTGTGGCCGATCCATTTAATTGGTCAATTGTTTAATAGGAGGAACAAATGTCTTTACGTTTAGGTGGTGACGGTGCAATCACAGGTTGTAGTTCTCTTGCAGAACCTGCTTTAACCTTAAGCGGAATTACTGTTAGCGGTGCAGGTGACTTTAGTGGCGACCTAACTGTATCTGGTAATTTAGGTATTGGTGTATCAAATCCCACTAAACCTATTGAAATTTTATCTAGCACACCAGATATAAGACTAGAGTCAGATACAACTACTGTTCCTGATATTGATCTTTGTTCTGATAGAAATCCAGACGAAATATTAGGTAGGATAAGAGGACAATGGAATAATACGATTGTCGCTGAAATTAATTTTATAAATGGCGATGATGGTGCCAATGAAGATAACGGTGAAATTGCATTTAGAACAGCATCTGCTGGTACTGCTGCAGAAGTATTCCGTATAACACAGTTAGGTCGTGTAGGTATTAAAGACGATACTCCAGCAGCAGCACTTCAAGTCGGTCCTAATGGTGGTACTGGCACAGATACTGATAACTATATTTTATTTGGTAGACGAACTACAGATACTGTTGAAACAAACATGCCCTTTATTGGGCAAGTTGGAGAAGCAGGAACAACAACTGCAGACTTAGGCTTAGGTGCAAGAAGTAGTAGCGGATCTATTCGTTTCTATACAGGAAGCGCAGCTGCTTTTGATGCCGCACAAGAAAGGATACGGATTGAATCAGCTGGTGATGTAGGTATTAATATCACAAATCCAGAAACACGATTGCATGTATATGATAGCGCTGCAAATATTTTAAAACTTGAACGTAGTACAACTGGAAACGTTGTTGTTGAATATACGAATACTACTGCCACGATGTATGCAGGGATATCAACGTCTGCAGGTGGATGGGGAGTTAAAGCATCTAGTGCAGATATTGCTAATGATGCTTTATTCTTTGTCGGAAGAACAACAAATCATGTAGGTATTAATACATCTGATCCTGCTCATAATTTAGATATTACAAGTGGTAGTGGAGATGTTGATTTACGGGTTTACAACCCAAGAGCAGGAAATAGTGAAGATGCTCTTCTTAGGTTAGAAGTTGGCGGTAGTGGCAGTAGTAGTAACGGAAATTGCTTTATCTATTTTGGCGATGCTGATGACGTTAACCAAGGGCAAATTAGATACAATCATCCAAATGATTTCTTCTCTATTGCTGTTAATAATACAGAAAGATTACGTATTTTAAGCAATGGTAACGTTGGTATTGGAACAACTACGTCGGATCAGAGATTATATGTTAGAGGTAATGCTGCAAGCCAATATGCAGCTAGATTCTTTAATGACGGAAATTCTACAAACCGTTTTGGAATTGTAGTTCAATGTGGACAAGATAATGGTAGTGGAACTTTAGTGCAATGGCAAGATGGAAACGGTAGCAATCTTGGTAAAGTCACTTTTAGTGGCGGTACTGTTACTTATGGTGCATTTACAGCCATTCACCCTGCAACAGTTCCTGCAGATGTTGGTATAGCAGGATATCCCTATGGAACCCTGGTAGAAACAATTAGCATTTCTTACAAAACAAATTCAGAAGGTGAAATTCTTCCTAGAGGAATTATTTATAATGTTCAAAAGACACAATCAGCAAATTCACGAAAAGTTTTAGGTGCGTATAGCGGTTATGTTGAACCAGGTCCTGATGAAATTGAAGGTGAACATGAGATTAACGTCTTAGGTGACGGTCACATCCTTTGCAATAACTCCGGTGGCGACATCGCTGTTGGTGATGGTATTTGTTCTTCTGCAACTCCAGGTATTGGACAGAAAGCAACTGCTTCTCCATCCATGATTATTGGTATTGCTCAAGAAGCTGTTACCTTTACAGACTCTACTGAAGAAAAATTAGTGGCTGTTCAGTATGGATTACAGCAATTTACGCCTTGGTCTTGATTAGTTTTCTACTTTAATCAAGCCAACGTATAATAGTAAAATAAAAAGTACGTTGGAAAATGTCGGGTACCTTAAGGTTACGGGGTTCAACTTCTGGTTATTCTGAATTAAAAGCACCTGATGTTGCAGGGGATCAGACATTTATTCTGCCCACGGCTAGTGGTACACTTGTTTCTTCAGATAACCCAAGTTTTACTGGGGATGTAACAATTGATAATGCTGCAAATGCTACGGATCTTTTAATAAGAACAACTGTTAATACCAACAACGATCCTCAAATCAGGCTTCAAAAAGCCCGTGGCGGAACAGGTGGCCCTAGTCAAATTACCGCAGGAGATGACTTAGGCGATATTCAAATTAGAGGCTATGACGGGTCAACTTATTCGGTTGCCTTTAAAATTAAATGCACTTCAACGACAAATACAGGGAACTTTGCACCTGATACAAGAATTGTTAACAATGGATTAGACCAATTTACATTCACATCAGACAACAAAATTCAAAGCCATACACGTTTGTTCAGCAACGACAATCTAAGCGAAGGCGAAAACGGTTTTGACCTTCCAACTCAGGGACTAATTAAATTTGGGAGAAATGTTACTAGTCTGATTACAATGTTCCAAGTTTTTGGTGCAGATGGTAAGTTTCAACTTAAGGGCAACGGTGACGCACAAAACACAAACAACAGCTATGGCGGCACCTCAGACAGCAAGCTGAAAGAAAACATTGTTGATGCCAATTCCCAATGGGAAGATATCAAAGCAATTCGTGTTCGTAATTATAATTTCAAATCGACAACGCCTTACCTTACACATAGGCAAATTGGTGTAGTTGCTCAAGAACTGGAATTAGTCTGCCCAGGTCTTGTAATGGATAACATCGACGAAGACGCAAATGGGAACAATCTTGGAACAGTAACCAAAAGTGTTAACTACTCTATCCTTTATATGAAAGCAGTTAAAGCTTTACAAGAATCAATGCTTCGCATTGAAACTCTTGAAAGTAAAGTAGCTGCACTAGAAGCTGGTAATAGTTAAGATGTTACGATTAAAATAGAAGATATTAGATAGCGTAAAAATGAGTACCGTCAGAGTTGTTAATCTCCAACATCCTGATTCAGTAGAACCTAATGTTATTTTAAACACAGATGGTACTGCAACATTTGCCAGTGGTGTTACAGTTTCAGGCTTTAATAACATCAGTGTTAGTGGAACTGCAGTGTTTGCATCAGGAAATGCTGCGTCTCCTTCTTTAACCGTTGAAGACGATGAAGATACCGGTGTATTTTTTCCTGCTGGAAATGAAGTCGCCATTACCACGAGTGGTACACAACGATTAAGGGTTGATGATATAGGCAACGTTGGTATTGGGACAACTAGTCCTGACGCAAGACTTGAAGTGCAAGGTAGGACCACTACTGGTTCGATCGCTGCTCACATTAAAGGCGGTGATGGTGCTTCTACCGTTGGGTTGATTGTTGATGGCGACGACGAAGCCGGAGACGTACTGATTAAGGCAAGATCAAACTCCACAGCAAATCCTACAGATTCTGATACTAAGTTTATAGTTGAGGGCTCGGGCACCGTTGGTATTGGGACGACTAGTCCTGAGTCAAGGTTGCATGTATCTGAAGCCGGAGCCCCAGGCGGAATTCTATTAACACTTGACAATGTAGTCAACGCAGCAGGTGTAGAAGCAGGTTTAAGGATTAGGCAAAACAGCACAGACCAGCTTGAATGTAACTTATTGACTGACAGGGCATCGACAAACGCTGGTGTAGATTTTAAAATTGAACTATCCGATGGCGTTGGAACAGTCACGGAGCGATTCCGTATCAGTGAAGGCGGCAACGTTGGTATTGGGACGAGTTCACCAAGTGCAACGCTTGACGTAAATGGATCACTTTCCAAAAACTCTGGTTCATTTAAAATTGATCACCCATTACCTGCACTTGCTGAAACTCACTATCTAGTTCATTCATTTGTTGAAGCACCTGACGCCTTTAACCTTTATGCAGGAATGGTCGATCTTGTGGATGGCAGAGCAACAGTCAACATTGACACTGCTCACAGAATGACAGAAGGAACTTTTGAGGCACTTAACAACATTCAAAGCTGGTCTAGCTCAAATGAATCAGGATATGCACCTGTGAAATGTTCAATTTCTGGCAATCTTCTGACGATTGAATGCCAAGACTCTACAAGTACAGATACTGTCTATTACGAAGTCCGTGGCGTTAGAAAAGATAAACACATGCTTGATACTGAATGGACTGACGAAAACGGAAGAGTCATTACTGAACCTTTGAAACCTGTTTATCAAGCTTCTATTGAAGAAACAGATATTTAAACGTTGAGAAAATTTGCAATTTTGCTATAGTAAGTACAAATTATTGTCTTGCTATGGCGTGCAAACAATCTGAATTAGTTTCTGCTATCAACTCGTTTGGTGCAGCACGAGCTTCTGGAGATGCAAATCTTATTGGTTATGCTGGCGAGCTTATTGGACAGCTTCTACAAACTATTGAATTTGCACCAGAAGAACCCCCTACTTCAGAAGGAGAAACCAGTGACAATCAATCTGAGTAGAGCAGCTAAGTACTACAAAGAAGAGTCGCATCAAATTGCTGCATGGAATTGGCTTGAGTCAATCCTTACTGATGAGCAGTTAGATGAATTTGCGGACCTGTATCGTGCAGGTCCTGCAAATCCTTCGCAACGCATCATCACACCTCTGGTTTGCCAGCAGCTTACTGGTTATTCCCAAGACAAATTTGATGCCACTTTTGTAGGTGACTTTAATAAATTACTCATGTCATCTGGCTTTGATAAGCACAAAGAAGCCATGTGTATGTTAATTGCCAATCTTCTACATGAAACCGGTAACTTCCGGTGGATGAAAGAATTGGCTGATGGCACAGCCTATAACAATCGTTCTGACCTGGGCAATGGCCCTCACGACGGGCCTAAGTACAAAGGTGCCGGTGTACTAATGCTCACTGGAAAGTACAACTACACCAGGGCAGCTGCAAAATTACAAGACCCCTTAATCGTTGAACGGGGTTGTGATTATGTTGCTGATCACTATCCTTTCCGATCTGCTCTCACATGGATAGAAGATAACGATCTTCTTGATATCTGTCTAACACAGGGTTTTGAATCTTGTTGTGTCAGAATTAATGGAGGGTATAACGGTTGGGATGACCGGTGTGCAAAATATGAAATCACAAAAAGAGTCTTCGGAATTTAACCAGGCAATCATTTTATTCCTGGGACAATGGGCAATCATTTCGATTGCCTTGATTCTTTATGCACTCTTAAAATGAAAAAAGATCAGCCTAAACGCGTCAACATTTGCTGGGAACTAAAAGATGAGCGCAAGTGTCAAACCCTTTCAAGGGATGAAGCTTACGCTCTAAAAAAATATGTTGACGACAACGATGGCTGTGTCTTTTGGTTTCAGGCTTTAGATGATTGACTAATCAGAAGTTAGTCATCATGGAAGCAAGACCACCAGCGTAGATGTCACGACGTCCTTCAACGGACTTCTGACGTTGCTGACGCTTTTTAGAAGCTTCTAACTTATCAAGAAGTTTCTGGAAGGTTTTAAGGTCAACCTTAGCATCCTTTTTATTTTTTCCAGACTCACCAGGATTGTTTTTAGACATTTGTATAGCCAGTTAGATAAATTAATTTTAAAACAACTGAATCCTATTTGTACCAGTCTGTATCTTCTTTGTATTTACGAATAGCTTCGTCAATACGATAGCTGGTTAACGCCATGTTTTTACGACGTTTTATTTCGTCTTTGATTCGTTGTTTGTCACTCCGTAATGACCACTGTGCAATAAACACAGCATCATCAGGAGTGATACCTTTTACTTTTTTACAGAAGGCTTTAGCTGGAGAATAGCCTTAAGAACTAACTGAACAACGCTGTTCGACTTCAGAGGACTCAATGCAATGATCTCAGAAGCCGCTGCAACTACAATCCAAGTAATAGGGTTGGCAAGAATGTCGTGCATAACTAAACCTAACTCAACAATAATATTCTACCGGTCAAACTCTTCTTGATCGTTTGACGGGATAAAAGGCTTATAAGGTTTTGTCTTTTGTTCTGTTTTGGTTTCCCAAAAATATTCTTCTGATTCTCCTAACCGACCCCATTTAGCATTGGGATATTCAACGTTGAAGTATCTTGATGAGACAAGAAAGTCCGGGGTTTTAAGGGACTCTGGTGACAAGCTAGGGTCAATGACACGACACCGGTTGTTGGGGTACGCTGCAATTTGACCATTTTGCAACGCAATAATATTGAACGACTTGTGTTCATCTGGCGTTTCAGAGAACGAGATGTCTGCTCGACTTCGATCACCGTTAAAGCTGTCAATAGTAAACAGATAATCACCAGTAATGGATCCATTGGTTTTGGTCCGGACTTCCCACCCTGCGGAATACGTAAGATTTTTTTCAAGCGTTGTAATGTCATAACTAAAACAATTCCAGAACTGGAGTTCTTCTATCGGAAGATCCGGGGTCGGATTTTCAGGTACTTGCGGCGAGTCTGAATCCCAGGCGAGGAACGCCGAGATCGGTAGCTTGTCGAAGATCGCACCATATTCAGGTAAGTAAGTCTCAAAATAGAAACAACGGCCAGGCAGAGACTTAACAGACACCCAATAGCCAAGAACGTACTCACCATGTCCATCCCTCAAATCACGTAGATATTCCTTTCGTACCCACACTTTGACAGGAGGTACATTGGTAATTAGAGTTGCCACTCTTAGACATCATATTTTTTGCATTCTGGCATCCATGGAAGCTCTTCGCAATACTTTTTGAATTCTTCAGTTGGGTTGTTTTCTTTTTTCTCTTTTGCCTTACCAGTCCAATATTCAGTAATCAAATCGTCGGTATTTCCGACTAAAGGTTTAGTCATTTAATCAGGAGTTGTTCCTTAATCCTAAGATAAATTTGTTAAAGGTGCAAAAACCCCACTTGGGAATTTATCATCTAAAGCATGGTCACGTTGCCATGCACGACGCCATTCATCTAAAGAATGAGAACGTGGTGCAGATTGCGGCCAAGTTTCTGTGAAGTCAAGTTCAATACGGTTAACAAGGAAGTTATCATCTGTTGGAGGTGCATCACCAATGACCCATGAAAGAAGTGCATTGTCACTATTTGTATTATTTATTTGAACAAAGATACCACTTGCAATCTCACCCACATTGATTGATAAATTAGGTAGCTGATTAATCGTTGTATTGACAGTAACGGGAGAAGGCAGAATGTCAAAGACACCTTCACTAGTAGCGTTAAAAGCTTCCTGCAGAACAAAACTAGTTGAAGATAGATCTTGATCTTCAGTTAATATAAAGTTTTCTTCATTATCTGCAAACTCAACAACTAAACCTAAAGCATAATCAAACGGTTCATTGCATGTAGCAGAGACACACACCAAGTAATTACCAGGTGTTAGCTCATAGAACATCTCATTACCTTGTGAATCCAACTTGGGATTAAAGGTGTTGTAGAGATCAGATTGAGCACCAGCTACATAACCAAAGAAACGTTCAGGTTCTTGCAGAACTGAACGACCTTCAATCGGACTATAGTCTTGAGCATAAACAGAAAAATCAAAACGACGATCAATATCTTGAAAACGATTGTCAACACTAGCGTTACTAGTGCTTAAATTTGTACCTGCTTTTAATAAAATGATCCACGCAGGTTTTGGTAAAGTTATTTGAAACCAATGATTATATGTATAATTACCGTAACCACCATTGATTAGCTGGCTCCGCATTCCAAGAGAGCCGGTTAATAAACGTAGAGTCGTTTGGTCAAACGTCCCCAGGTTTAATGGATTAAATTGGGAACGTTGTCTTTGCGACTCACTAGGGTTTGACATCCACCTACTTCCTGGGCGTTATCTCATTTTAAGATTGGTAATGCTAGGGATTTTCTATACGTTCCTTTGGATGAATAATTGTGGGTTTATATAAGCGAGTGAGGATATCGTCAATACTCATTTTGTTGTGTTCACGTAATGCCATTACAGCAATTTTTTCAGGGACAACTTTTAAATCCATATAATGCAGCGCATGAGGAGGAAGACGAGTATTCCAACTAGATACCAAATGAAGCGGGTTAACGCATTTGGGATTACCACATACAGAAACATGTCTAGTACAAGACATCCGTCCAATATCACCCCAAAAAATGCGATACATAATTTTTGTCATATTGACTTTGACACGACGGTTTTTAACCGTACGTGACCAATTAGGAAAGTAATAACGGTCAGCACCTTCGTTGATCCAGCATTCACTTGGATCTTTTATTGAGACATGGTTGAGAGCGGTGAGAACATCATCACGATAAAACTCATTGATGAAATTCACATCAAGCCCCACCACATTGCTCTGAATGCGCCGTACGCACTCGTAACACCAGTGATCATCCTCATGGCGGATGGTATGCCCCAGATGGCATGGAAACCCCTGGTAGAAGCCTTGATCACGGATATCAACACCAGGATCTAGGTGCTTGAAAGGGATGCGTGGACGAGCTGCTTTGGCGACGTGTGCACGCGGGTGATGAGGGTTGCCCAAAGTTCAAGAGTTCACAGTTGGAATATTAACCTTTTTATAAAGGAATTAGTCATTTTTTACAGTCAAAAATGTGCATTCCCCCATACCCCCTTGTCTCACCATCATTCTTACTATTAGCAAACTAAGAACCAGGGCATAGACATGAGTCTTGTTGAGACTCCAAATTATGACCGTAAGAAATGACTAATTCTCTTATTAAGGAACTAAATATCCAAGTCCCCAACTTCCCGAACTTGCCAAGAACCCAGTCATAGCCTCAAAAAGTTCAGCCAAAGTTCAGTTGCCCATGAAAAAAGGGGCTCGATGGCCCCCTCTTGATCAGTTGTCTGGCGACTGTCTGGCGACTGTCTGGGACATGTCTGTCGCTGTCTGTCGCTCATTGTCTGGCAGTTGTCTGGCAGTTGTCTGGCAGTTGTCTGGTGCCAGACAATTCCCACCATCACTGGTTTGCCATGGACAATTCCTTCTTTGGCTTCCGTTTCCGGCGCTTGATCTGCGGTTTCTCCACTTCTTCAGGCTTTAAGACCGTCTCAAAGGCTTCCTCAAACTGCTTAGCGATGTTGTCCCACTGATACTTGGCAGAGGTGGCCCGCTGGAAGCAGTCAGCTCCAACTTGCTTTAGTAGATCGCGGTCTTCATAGAGGTCACCCAGGATCTCTGCCAGGTGCTCTGCACTGGGCACAGGCATGTCACGGTTGAAGTTCATGTCCACATCCATGAAGCAGTTGTCGATCAGGGGTGCAGCGCCCTCAAAGATTTCTTTCAGCGACGTGTGGTTGGGCACCACCTGAGCTACGCCACAGGCTGCTGACTCATGGTTGACCAGCCCATGGCCTTCTCCTTTGCAGGTGTTGACCGAGACGTCTGCAGAGTTGTAGATCATGTTGAGCGTCTCCACAGGCACGCCAGGAGGCTGTGCACCGCGTGTTGTCATGATGATGCGACCATTGGGGTCGATGTCTCGTTTACGCATCTCACGCCCGAAGAGAGACATGATGTCCCAGCCCTGGTCCTTCATTCCCATGTGGAGATAAAGCTTGGTATCAGGGCGACCAACAGCAAACTGTGCGAAAGCATCGATAGTGATGTCAATACGCTTTCGTGCCTGGTTACGGTTGCCATTGAAGACCACAAAACAGTCTTCAGGAATTGACAGCTTTTTACGAACTTCAGCTTTGTCCACGGGGTAGAACTGACCGTCTGTAATCCCGTGAGGAATGACGCCAACTTCTTTGTTAATGCCAGAGAGTTTGAATTCTTCTGCACCAAACTTGGTATAGACATAGATGCCATCCCAAGCGTTGGAGTATTGGTTTAGGCAGCCAGTCCAGCCATAGCTGTCCATGGGCATGTAAGCCACGAACTTGAACAGTTTTTTCTCGTGCAGTTCCCGAATCTGCTCATAGATGTGGTTAACAATCCAGGCATCGTTATTAACAAAAACGATGTCAGGCTTTACAGCTTCGGTGATTTCGCGCACTCGTTGCACACCAAAAGGTTCAGTAGCGAACCGATTGGAGCTGGGAAACATTTGAAAGTCTTTTTGAAATTCGTTGGGGTCACCCCACCAGTTATTGCCTAAGACGACGATTTCATATTTATCTTTCAGGCGGGTGATTAAATTTTCCGTAACACGAGCAAAACCAGTGCGAGCGACGATATCGCCGCTCCACAAAATTTTAGGTTTAGACATCAGGTATTTAAAACTGATCTAAATATAACAATTAATCTTCAGCTTTTTCTTCATTGTATTGAATACGAATTGGTCCATAGAATTCACGATATTTCGGTACATCTTGACTTAGATCAACCAAAGAGGGGAACATATCATCAACTTGAGGACGCCGCAGACGCACATTAAATAGACGTGCTGTTCGGTTATTGTCCCTATAAACATTGAGGTTGAGCTGGTGGTTAAAGATGTCCATCAGCATTGACTCAAAACGTGAGCGTGAGAGGGTTCCGTTATTGGAACGCCGAGAGAACTCGCAATAGTTGGGATAAAGACGAGTGTCGATGTTGGCGTAATAGGCGTTGACACCTGCTGGTGCAGGTTTGCAATCACCGATATATGTCATTGCGTTCATGTCGAACACCACATTGTGATGCAACCAATCCATGATGGGGTTGGCACGAATGCGTTGACGTGTGTTGTACTTCTGGAAATAATCCACTTTCTTAGCGGTTTCCATCAGGTACTCACGCATCTCCTCATCGGTCATTTGCAGTAACCAATTCACAAGCCCCTGCAAATAGGGTGCGAATTTACCTACAGCTTCACCTTGATTGTTCACATCGATCAGAACACATTGCTCCTTGGAACTTCCTGTAAAGGGACGATCAAAAGGAATGGTCAGACGACGACGGAAAAGACCAGAACTCGGGTCCGTGGTGGCGATCTGCTCGTTGGCCGTCATGATGATCAGGCCATCGAACTTGAAGTAACTTTCGTCTTTCTTGTACTTGTGTTCGTTACGGATCAGATCTCGACCGGTCAGGGCTTTAAGGATCGAGACGTTACCGCCGTACCGTTCTACGTCATTGAAAAGCACAAGCTTCTTTCCGACGAGGTTGGATGTTTCAAACCTGTTCTTCTCAAGGTGCTCAAGAGTTGAGACACTGGCATTTTCAAAACCAACCAGTGCATGACAGAGGTTTGCAAAAGATGATTTACCTGATTTACCAGGACCAACAATCTCAGCAAATTTTTGAATCTCTTGGGAGCTGGTGAGCACTGCACGTAGCCATGCTCGCAGTAGTTCTACACGTTGCCCATCACCATTTTGGGTGTAATACAACCAGTCAATAATTGGTTGGCAGGTAGCATTTCTGTCGTATGGGTAAGGTACAGCACGAGTGATATAAAACTCTTTTTGAGGAGGCATCAGCTCCATGCTGCTCATATCCAATACACCATTGGTGAAAAGAAGCAGACGAGGATTGGTATTCCAGTCGTAGTGAATCAGGGTATTGGATAACCCTTTATACATATCATCTACAAGAGATAGGCTGAAACCATTGGGCAATAGGGTGGAACGTACTGCCTTTAGTTTGCTGTAGATATCGTTTTTCATTTCGCGTTCCGTCATGGAACACCACAAACCTTTCGTTGAACGCCCGTATTCATACAGCAAGAAGCGGTTCATCACATCAGAGAACAGCAAAGTACCTGCATAGATACTGACAAGCACATCCAAAATTTCATCAGATGGTGCATTACGTTTGCGTGTCAGACCCTCAGAATTTTCTTCATCCCTTTTTGAGGTTGCACGGGAGCGTTTTTGTTTTTTCTGTGTAGGTTGTGGCATTGCAAGTTCAAAATCGAAATCCATTTCTTTGAGGATATTGGTAACTTCTTCAAGGGTTTGGTCATCAACACCCATCACACGATGCGACTGATCTGGTTGCCAGCCGTAATCTTTTGCGAGGTGGAAGAGTGAACCAATCCCACGACCACCAGCTTTGGAGAATGAATCCCAACGCCGACGACATTCTCCATTCTGATACTTAGAACTTTGTTTTGACCATTCATCCCACTGATCTAATAGTGTGTCATCGACAGAATGTAGTGACTGACCAATTGTGATCCAAATGTCGTAATCATCAACAGCTTCTACAGGCAATGCCCACATGGCATCGACCGCTTCTTTCATGGTCCGCTCAACACCAAGCTTGGAGTTAATGGCAAAATTTTGCCCATAAATCCGTGTGATGTCTTCGGTTGGCTTACCTTGTTTTTGATTTTTGGTTAGCAAAGCACCAAGAATCCAGTCAGGAATTGGTGTTAAGTTTTTAACGAAAGAGAAGTCTTCTCCTTCTTTTGTGTAGTATCCAGGTGTATCTGGATGTGCCCCCATGAGGACACCTTGATGACGTTTCCAAAGTACCTCAAGTTTTTCGCCATCCCCTTCTGCTTGCCAGGCATATTTATTGCGGATGAAATGCTTCCAATCATCTTTACCAACTTTGTAGAGTTTTCTTTCCCGTCCCTCACGACCAGAGCAGATGGTCAGAGTTTTAGGAAGAGCCTGCTCGACGGAGAGCTGGGAGATTTCTTCAATAAGTCTGTAGACGGAAGGACCGTCTACATCGATCCAAACTAAACCGTAAGGTTCGTTGTAAACAGGACCAGAGAGGACACCAACAGCTTTACATTCACCACCTTCAAGTTCTTTACGGATATCATTAATATCTTTTGGATTGTTTTGCCATCCTGTGACGTAGGGATTTTTCTTATCACCAAGAGGCGTAAGAGGCCAGTCAACAGGAATTAAATCAAGATTAATAGCTCCGGGGGACAGGGAAGTAGATGACATGCTGCTCATGGTCGAATTTTTAGTTTAGAACTGTTTGGTGAAATGTGTATGGAATATCCTAGCTTTCTATTTTGTCCATGTTTATTCTTACATATGGAATAGAATGTTTAGAAGAGTAATTATCTTTAGATGTATAACCGAGAAGAAAAACGTCAAGCAATGATTGATGCCGGTGTTTATGAAGAGACGAGCCCGGCTGAGAAAGAAATGATGTCATTAAAAGTAGCGGCAACCAAGCCGTTAGATGGCAGCCATGAAGCGGCCTTGCATGAGTTTAGGGAAAACACAGAGATTGGCAACGTGGTTGCAGGCGGTGAGCCGAGTGACCAAACCTATTATCGTAATGTGTCTAAGATGGGAGACCAGAGAGACGCAGTTAAAGCGCGTTTCCTGGCCGATTACATCCAAGGTTAAATAAGATCTGCGTCATATACGACGCAGTTTTCAATCTGTTTGTAATATTCGTCTACAACTTTTAGCCATTTTTCTTGGCAGGAATCGAGATGGCGTCGGGAGATCTTAAACAGCTGCGTATCTTTGGGTGTCGAGACAAGGATAGCGGCTTGTTGCACCTTCATATTAAGTGTTTGCTCGATTCCCAGAGCGTAAGCCCCGAGCTGGAGACAGCACTTATTGAACTTCATGTAGCCTCCGAGGCGGTCCCGCCATTCGGGGGAACCCTTTTCTAAATCTTTAGGCCACCAGCGACAGTATGGTTTGACACTAGTCTTTAAGTCAGCAAGCGTTAGCTTGTTACCAGCAACGCCAATGATGTCAGGACTACCCACCCATGGTCTCTCTTCCTCGTCCCTACCCCACACTCGCCCAATCCCGTCTGAAGATAAAGCGAACTGGTGCTTTTCATAAAGCGGTGTTTCGGCCCAGATTACTTCTTGGAATTGGTCCAGAATGTCTGGCATCCCACCCCAGAAATCGGAGTACTGCTCAGGAACGTCGAAATCTTCTTTCTTCAGGTACATCTCCATACAGCTATGTATCGCAGTACCACGTTCTGCTGCAGCTTCTTTAACACCAGGGTTGTTCTTTGACCACATTTCCAACTTCTTTTTGTTGGCTTCTGATGCAGTTTCAGAGATGATTGTGGTCACAGACGCAGCTGGGCCTGTGTTAAATGGAGTGTTGTAGTGACGTTTGCCATTTAGGGTGAGCCTTGCTGGCTCACTATTTAATTTGTGAAATAGTTCAGGATCCCTGTTATAGATATCAAAGACAGTCTCGTTATCGTTTACAACCACGGGAAGTTGTGTATATTAAAAATATTGTAACGCGATCTTAAGTGAATACAACCCAGATCTTTCTTAGCACCAAGGATAAGGATGACCGTCCAGATATGTCCTGGCAGCTTAAAGAAGCTACGGATTCTGTCAAGGAATTGTACGAAGATACACAGTACACCTTTTATGACAACGAAGCTGTTGAAGATTTTTTGAATGAAGAATATGGCGACGAAGTTTTAAATGCTTATAATCGCCTGCAACCACTGGCATATAAGTGTGACCTAGCCCGTTACTGCATCCTGTTAAAAAAAGGAGGCTGGTACTTTGATGTCGGTCTTACTGCGATTGAACGCTACGATTTTCCCCATGAACTCTGTGCTTTTCGCAGTGTTCCCCGTTATTCGCACGTCAGTTGGTCCTGTGATAACGGTTT